CGTTGTCACTCACTTCAGCGTAGTGAAGCATTGTTTCGTATTCTAGGATGGATTTCTCTTCTTCGCATTTGCGGAGACGCTCTTTGAGTTCGGCGTTCTCCTTTTCAAGGTTGGCGATGTAGGTAGCGATAGATTGAGAGTTCATCTTTGATTGAGTCGATTGATTATTCATGGTGGTAAACATGACTTAGGCATTTTTTTGTGTGTTTAATTTAAGATGTCTGGTAGAACTGCAACAAGTAGAATTAGAACACAGGCTAGTAAGTTCTCACCAGAAGACACACGAAAAACGCCAGGTAGAACTATACCACCCAAAACAAAGACCGCGGCCAAGACAAAGACCGCGACCAAGACAAAGACCGCGGTCAAGACAAAGACCGCACCTAAATCAAAAGCAAGTAACAATGGTCTTACTAAAAGTCAGCGTTTACTATTGGGTAAGAAACAACTAGAATCGGGGATAAGTCCCATGAAAATACCAATTAAAACGGCAATAGAATTTGCACATGAAGTAGGAATAACGTATAACGATCCCAATAAAATAAGAAAAACAGTTAAAAAAAATTATAGACCAAAGGTTACTTTTGAACAATTGGCTAAATTGAGAAATGAACAAACTAATAAAAACAAAAGAACAATTGCTGTCGCCATGATAAGTGCACAGAAAAACGTCCCAGGTACCCAACAAATAATACCCAAAAACCTCAAAAAAACTAAATCCCTTCTTAAAGGAAAACTTAACGTACTCATTAAAAGATCATTCACAGTTAAAAAAACTACATATAATTTTAATGAAAAAGATGTAGTTCACGATTTTCTGCTTATGATATGGGGAGATCTTAAACATGATGATCTATTGACTAAAGATCAATATGGATTTTCCAGTTTTTTAGAAGGTGATATAGCAAAACGACTTACAGATAACAAGAATGTAAAATTCAATAAAGAATCCGAATTGGTAAAAAAACTCTTAAAATATGAAATAATAAAATACACAAATAAACAACAAGTTGATATAACAATTGCAGGTGAAATGGAACGGAAACACAAAGATCACTTTGCAGATCTATGGAAATCCGGTAAACGTATACATATACCAAAACGCGACATTGGCCGTAGTATATCCAGACTCAGAAAACCAGGTGCTAATACGATACATTTGTGCATAGATTCAGAAAGTAGCCTTAATAGTTTCTCTAAACTTATAGATAATTCTGTATATGTAGCACAAGGTGGTACAAAAGAACAAAAATTTGTTAAACGATTCGTTACTCTACCAAATTTACTCGATCCAGGTAGAGGTCAGAATAAAACGAGGGGTGGTATGGGTAAACCCGGTGGTTTGATAGACATTTTACAAACAAAACTATTCAATTCTAATGAAATACCATCAACTAGGTTTAATCTTCAAAAATTTACATTTAATTTTGGTGGCGTGATCAAAATAGAAATGAAGGAAGAAAATTCCGGATTTAAATACCTCTTAAATGGTAAAGAAATTAAAACGAGTGTTAAAAAAGCTAATGCCGGAAATTCAAACACACCGGGTGATAAAATATCAAAGTTGTTTGGTGATTTAATGCAAATTTTAGTAGTATCGGCGATAGAAAAACAACTTAATAAAAATATTTGTGGAGCTACATTTGATGGTGCATTTGTTGGTATGTCTGGATATGTACAACGTCATCTATTTGGACAATCCCCGAAACTATTTATAGAAAATGTAAGTAAACTTGGAGCTAAAAATGCTAAGAGTGGTCTGACCATTTATGGATTTAGTACAATTTTAAATACACCACCTATGATGAACAATACCCAATCGGGTAACAATACTGAACGGTCAGCTACACCAGGTAGTAAAGTGACACTCCCACCCAGACCAGCTAAGCAGAGACCTTCGATGCCTAAAAAAAGAGTAACATGGGAAAATAACACGGCTCGAGAAAAATTAGAGATGCAAATACGAAAACGAAAACTAAATAACGTATTCGTAAATGGTTATCTCAAACAATACGATAACGGAAAACTAACCGCAAACGAAATAATTAAAAAGGTAGATGCAGCAGCAACTAATAGAAATAAACTTGCAACTTATGAACGCAGGGGTACATTAAGACGCAGAACTGGTTAAATCTTTATCCGCTGTGTAATACGTTTTCCCTTTCATCACAAAACTATGCACTCTCGCATATGCCCACGCCTGTGGAGAAGCACCCGGTCGGTGTCCGGTTCTCCACGCGGCGAGTCCTCGATCGTACACGGTTCTCAGTGTCTTCAATGGTATCTTCGTCGCCTTCGCAATTTCTGGAAGGGACTTCGCGTTCGGGTACTTTTCGCGGAATCGTTTCGTGTACGAGGAGGTGCGCGTTTTCACGTTCTTATCGGTAGAGAATTTCGTGTATGTTTTCTTTTTCATTTTCATGTATCTAGTTTCTACGTCCTTGAGTGTCTTGAGCCCTCTGAAATATGTAAGGGGTGCGTATACTGGACCCTTCGTTCGACGCAGTTCTCGAACTTTCTTAGATATTTCCTGATCAGTGAGGGTCATCTTAATTACTACACATAATTTAATCTAACCAATCGTAATCGCTCGTATTCAATTTGATGCGACATCCATCACAGCGTCTACATTTCTTGTATGAATCCGTCTCGGGGCAATAGTATTCACACTTATCGAAACACATTGGGCAATTGCAAGTCACTATTTTGCGTCGAGGTCTCTTTGTCCTCGAATTGGTCTGTAAATCCATGGACTTCCATAACAAAAAATTTGCTGTGATGATCTTCGTCATAAATTATATACCGAAATTTTTATTGCGCGTGAGATGCGCATCACTTAGGAAGTTATTTAAACACAAAAATACTAAAAGAACTAAGATGAGTCTCGAGATAATCACAGGGAATATGTTTTCTGGTAAGACGTCGGAGTTAATTCGACGTCTTAAGAGATACAAAGTCATGGGTAAAAGAATCTCAGTCATAAACTCAATGAAGGACACGAGATCAAATGATCACGTGATTCATACACACGATGATGTGGACTTCAATTGTATAAAAGTGAATCAGCTCGCAGACACCCTTCTCGATGAGAACTTTTGTGCCTCGGAAGTCGTCGCCATAGATGAGGCGCAATTTTTTACTAGACTCAAGGATTTTATACACATGTGTCTCTTTCTCAAGAAGACTGTGATCGTGGCGGGGTTAGACGCCGATTACAAACAAGAAAAGTTTGGTGAAATATTAGATTGTATACCCATGTCGGACGACGTCACGAAATTGTCTGCGTTGTGTATGAGGTGTAAGGATGGAACGTCTGGTCCGTTTACGAAACGTACCGTAGACACTGATGAAGTGGAGCTCGTGGGTGGTCCCGAATTATATGAAGCTGTGTGTAGGCATCACCTATTAGATTAGAATCTTTTAATATCTAGAATCAAAACGATCCGTCTATCATCCGTGGTCTTCTCAACTTTATGATACCTCGAATGATCGAAAATCATGTGTTCACCGGCTTTATGTTCGTGTGTCTCATATTCAGTCGTGAGTGTGCTCGTACCTTCGAGTGTGAGATGGTATCGCAAGTATAAGTTATGCTCCGCTCGATGTGGTGGTATGTGCATCGGACCTTCCATCACAGCTATCATACCACCCACGACGCACGGAATCTTGTCCATCCTACTTTTTATGAGTGGAAAATCCTCGAGTTTATAATAGTAATATTTTTCGGTCTCATCGAACCATTTGTCATCATCGTGAAAGTAATACTTTTTAGCGTTCTTCATACCAGAATACACGGAATCGAGCATTTCCCTGTGATATAACTTGAGGATCCACAAGTCGTTGAAATCATTTGGATGATAGAACGGTTTATATAACAACATATCCAATAGTGTATTTCTGATACCCACGAGTGGTCTGAGTGGTTTATGAAAATACAGGCGGTCTATGGGGTTCTTGAAGTAATCAAACGCGATGAATACGATGGGTATCAGGAGGTATTTCATTATTTTCTCCATATATAATAAATGCCAGGTTATAAAGGAAAAGAATACTACGCACCAGAACCAACCGAAGAAGTCGATACGCTCGACAAACGTTTCTTCATGGGTCTCACCCGGACACAGACTGGTTTGATCGCGCCACCAGTCATCTACTTTTCGATTGTTCTTCTCACCGTGATCGCGGCGCTCCCAGCCATATACAGAAAGCGTCCAGTCCTCTTGATACCACTGTCGATAGGTTTGTACATCAACGGCATCCACTTGTACCATCACTACGCACTCTTGAAAAAGTAAATTAATTTACGTGTGTATATTAATAGAATGTTTCTATCCAAGGTTTTCGCAAACTTGATATTCCAGTCACTCGTGACATACGGCTTTGCGAAGGCTACCATAGATGATCCAAATATGAGCGAAGCGTTCGCCAAAAATGCACTCACATACATGATCGCGTGGTTCATCGCGCTTCTCATGTTTGCGTTTACGAGGAATATAATCACGCGATTCATGCTTTTCACGGCCATGTCTGCCGTCGCCGGTATGTTCTTGGGTACGCGTGGTAAGAAAAACGCGAAGGAAGCTTTGCTCGATGCGGTGTCCATTTTCATCGCCATGTTTACGCTCGGTGTGATCACGTATACCCTCGGATACGACCTTCGATCGCTCGGATCCGTTTTGTTCGTCGCACTCGTGGGTTTGATTTTGTTGAGGCTCTTCTCCGGTAAGAGATACTCGGAACTCGTCGTGCCTCTGTTTGCACTTTTCGTCGTGTATGATACCAATAACATACTGAGACGGAACTATGAAGGTAATTTTGTGGGTGCGTCGTTCGATTATTTCGCAGATATACTAAATTTATTCGGTGGTCTTCTCGAAAACGAATAAAAAAATTTTTATTTTTTTCACTTTCTTTTGAAAGAAAAAAGTTTTGAAATTTTTATTTTTTTTTATTTTTTTGTTTTCTAGTAAAATTTTTTAAAAATAAAAAAAATATTTTTTTCACTTTCTTTTGAAAGAAAAAAGTTTTTAAAAATTTATTTTTTTTTCAAAACTTTTTCGGAAGTAAATAATAATGAGAGTCATTCTCAGAAAAAGTCCGATCCGTGAAAAGAAGTACAGGGTGACCTTTCCGGACGGAGACCACGTGGACTTCGGTGGCAAGGGATACACTGACTATACCATACACAAAAATCCCATGCGCATGCGTCTCTATGTATTACGACACGGTGGTGGAGATACACGAAAATTTAGTGACCCACAAAAGGTACACCAGAGAATGTCTAAAGTGAGTAAGAGCAAACTCGAGGATTGGGGAATCTCGGGTTTGAAGACTGCGGGATTTTGGTCCAGGTGGCTCCTATGGAGTGAACCAAACATGCGTGATTCAATTTTATTAATGAAAAGGCGCTTCGGGTTAAATATAAAATATATGTAAATAATAGATGTTACCAGCATTGATTCTACCTCTATTGAATGTACTCGGTATAAATGTATTTCCAGGTCAAGACGCGTGGAGTCCAACGGTGCCATTCGATAGAAATAAACACTATTCCGTGTCTGCATTATCGATACTTTGTTGTTGCATCATGATAACAAATGTTATGCGCAAAAAGTTCATAGGATGGTGGGTTCCGGTGCCAATGAAACCAGTCGGCTACGGATCACTCGCGGCGTGTATTGTACTGAGTTGCCTCGTTACATATGACACATATCACAGGGCCCTAAGCATGATACCAAAATCAGAAGAAAAGACTGATTAGAAAAAGTTATCCGTTCTATACAATTTCGCGGCATAATCACCCGATTGTCCCAATATGTTTACGGTCTCGTTACCGTAAATCTCTTGACAACCCATGTCATCCATGCAGTCTCTTTCACCCAAACTCACTGGAAGAGAGTACATTTGATCCCCGGGTGTTACCGTATAGTAATGATATCTATCCCGTCTTCCTCTCACTTCCTTGCCGTACAAGGGTAATGTTTCGTTGTTCTCACCGAGCAGCACACCCATCTGTTGGACGCGTTGTGGTTTATACTCCTTGATTGGTGGCGCTCTAAATTCACGCTCTACGGGAATTTGAACCGGTACGGCGACGCGCTCTCGGGTGTGTACGCGTCTGACGGGCTGAGGCTTAGTGAGCGTGTACAAAATCACGAGCAACAACACGAATATCGTTATGAGCATGGCTGTGTGTTTAGTCTTTGCGTTCATCTGTTATATAGTGAGAATATAAATTACACGTGCGCTTCTCTTCTTTCTAATGATAATTGATGACTCTCTGACCACGCATGATCTGCAGCACACCACCGTGGATTCCGTGGTCACCGACTCGGGGTACGTGATTAATTTCATTCTTTTTCCCGTTTACGATTAAGAATTTTCGGGCACCGTGTAAGATGGATCGATCGGTGACCAGGTTGGTTCCCGAACCCCAACGGTAATCGTAAACTGGAGCATAAGAAGGCATTTTGTGTGTTAATCGATATATGTCTTTGTTTCACTTAGGCAATATCTATTCTACCTAATCTATACTGTACGAGAAGCCACAACGTAAACATGACCGTTTTCAAAAGTTTATTCGCATCGGTGTCGTCCATCTTATATATGGGTCCCACGATTCTACCAAAGAAGGTTTCCTCTTTTGCGTTACCCGTGACGTACATTTCCATTTGTGTGAGTGCACACGTATCATCGTTTACGGACCAATGATAAAATATGAACGGTATGAGTATGCTATACATTTCAAGTAACTGCGTATTTTTCAGAAATGGAACGATGAGCACCGCCATGAATAATACGAGGTGGATGAAGAATATAATGTTCATCTATTAATATGGAGCAAGAAATTATTAAAGCGAATTCAATCGAAGGATTTCCAAAGGATATCGAAAAGTCCGACGCACCCAAACAGTGGCACACACAACAGGAAAAGGTCCTCAAGGAATGGGGTGAAGCGGCCGCCTGTTATAGATACATGAACTACCAATCATTTTTGATGTTTCAAAAACTCAGTATGCGTTTTACGCTTCCCGTGATCGTGCTTTCAACCATCACGGGCACTGCGAATTTTGCACAGGAACAATTTCCCATGAGTATTCGCTCAGCCGTACCATCGATCATCGGTGGTCTTAATCTCATCGCGGGTATTATCGCGACTATCATGCAGTTTCTCAAAATAAATGAATTGATGGAAAGTCATCGATCCGCGTCACAACTGTATGGTAAATTGTCGCGTAAAATCAGACTTGAACTAAACCTTCCATTGGTGAATAGAACACTCGATGGTAGCGACATGGTCCACGACTGTCAACAAGAGATGGACAGACTCATCGAACAAAGTCCACCCATACCAAAGAAGATATTAACTTCGTTCGACCGAGAGTTCCCAGATGATAACATATTCACAAAACCAGAAATACTACACGTCCATCCGATACTTCCATTCAAGGCTATAAAAGAATACTCCATCATGAGTCTCCTAAAAGATCCGAATCAAAGAAATATGACTGAAGAAGAACTGAAAGAAGAACTCGATGAATTGCGCGGGCGTGTGATGCCCGGCAAGCGGGGTATAGTGGATCCATTCAAGAAGACTGGCATTCGTAATCGTACATCCAAAGCAATCGAACTAGTAACTAAACCGGTCAAACCTGTGGATGTCGATCTCGAAGTTGGCACCGAAGATAATCAAGAAGACGAAGAATAAGTGAACACACGTTTTGCTATGAAAGCGACTAAAATAAACAATATTAAATTAAAGATACCAAAACATAGTAAGTAAGGAATCGCTTTCCTTTTTATAGGATCTATCACCCGAGTCTGAAGCGCATCATTTTCAAAAATAATATCTATAGCCTGATTAGCGAGATCATCGTTCTTATTTTCAGGCATGGACGCTTTCGTTAAAATAGTAAAACAAAAAAAGAGTACGGGTTATACGCTCCATAAAAAAGAAATCGACATTTTAAAATCACATATAAAAGATGGAAAAAACGTCATGATATGCGGTGCATCCGGCACGGGTAAAAGTTTTATAATAAATTCAGTCTTAGATGAAACGAATAGTATAGAAGTCGCGGACAACTTCAAGGTGTTGGAAGAATTAAAAGAATCGAACGTGCACCTGATACTAGACGACTATAGACATGAAGTTCTGGTTCAAAGACAACTAATAGAGCGTGTATCCGAAGGTGATAGGCTTACTAAAAAGCCGTTCATAGTTTCATCTAATAGTGTATATTTATTACCAAACTTCGAGCTCATACTCGTACCAAAGAGAACACCAGAACAAATCGCAACCCTCGATTTGAACAACAATGAACGATCACTCGCGATCGCTAAAAAATGTAAAGGCAACTTGCACAACTTTTTTGATTATATGAATTGTTCCGATGAAAAAGATCATTTCATAGAACCAAAAGAATTGGCATCTTTAGTATTATGTGATGACTCTCACACGAAAATATCCGATCTGAGTTCGGAACATGGACACGTGTGGGGTGTTATACACGAAAACTATCTAGACTCAAACGACGTTAATTACAAAAATATAGCATATTCGTTATCCGATGCCGATCTATTCGATACGAGTATATATCAGGGACATTGGAGTTCTATGTTATATTTTGAAAATGCAGTGATAAACATACCCAGAACAAATTTAGGCAAAAAACTGAACGCATCAACACTCAGACCGGGTAGTTTTTGGACTAAGTTTGGAAATTATAAGATGCGAAGTCAGAAATACAATAATATAAAACTTAGATCTGGGTGCAAGAGTCACCAAGAATTATATCTCCTACGAAAATATGCCATAGAAAACAACTTGGAGATGTACACCCATTATAAACTTACTCCACAAGATTTTGATGTTATAAATCATTTATCGATTGGTAATAAACTGAAACCGCGTGAAGTATCACAAATCAAGAAAAAAATAAAAGAGTATACAAATGAGCAATAGCAATAGCAACAACAGCACAGCTACGAGTAAGCGTACCGTATCTGGGTTGGTAACCAGTGTACGTCAAGAGTTTAACAATCAAATGAAAACCATAATGAAGAGTGTTGTACAATTTGCCGTATCCCCAAAACCGAAGGTTATCTCATCCAAACGTTCTGCATTCAAAAAATACGTAAAAAAACCTAAAATCTCATCGAGTGGGTCTGCATTTAAAAAGTACAAAAAGTAACTTAAAACATATCGACGCGATTAACAAAAGATGCCAACTCCGACTATCTTACCACTCGCAACCGGTGATGATGAATTTAAGACGACGCGCATCATTGGTAATGAAATGTTCTTCTACAGTGACGTGACGACGGACGATATTTTGGAATTTACTGAAGAATTCAAAAAGCTTGAAAATAAGTTGCTTAAGCAGTCTATCGACTTCCCGGGATTTAAACCGGAAATTAGAATTAACATATGCAGTGATGGTGGTGAAATGTTTGCTGGTCTCAGTGCGATGAACGTGATCGAAAAATCACGCGTGAAGGTCATCACCATCGCACAAGGTGCATGCTGTAGTGCTGCGTCCTTCATTTTGCTTGGTGGACATGAACGCCGCATGGGTAAGAACGCGCACGTTCTCATTCATCAATTGTCTACGAATGGTTTCTGGGGCAAGTTTGAAGATCTTAAAAATGAAATGGACTCGTGCTCCAAGTTTATGGACATGATCACAAAGGTCTACCTCGAGAAGACTGAAATTCCAGAAAAGGAGTTCAAGAAACTCATGAAAAAGGATATCTATCTAAATGTTGAAGAGTGTCTCAAGTATAACGTCGTGACCTCGATTGACTAACATCCACACTTCTTTTATATAAACCAATAACAGCTAATATTATTATAAATATACACGCAGTATTCGCATTCAATGGAATATTCGTAGGTGGGGGAGGCTTAAGTCGCTCCAAACGCTCGTAATTTACGACCGGAATCATATCTACCCTTAATATAATGGAAACAATTTTTAAAACCGATAAAAACGGCAGACAGAGGTACTTTGATATAAGTGTGGAAAGTGTGTCTGATGGAACGGCCCGTATCATAAAAAAGACCGGTCTGGTCGGTGGGAAAGAATCTATTTCTATAATTGACGTCAAGCTTGGATATGATAGCGCTCTTAAACGTGCAAAGACGATGTGGGAGAATCAAAAGCAGATACCTATTCTTCCTATGTTGGCGAATAAATGGGAAGATAGACATAAGTACATATCTGAACCATTTTATGTACAACCAAAAATAGACGGTGTTCGACTTCTCGTGTCTAACAAAGGTGGTATATCGAGAACGGGTAAGATTGTACCAGGAACCGAGTACCTAGGTATAGGACTCAAAGATGGAGAATACTTAGACGGGGAGTGTTACAATCCGTCTAAAAGTTTCGAGGAAATCACGAGTTTATTCAAGACAAACCCAAAATCATTGGAATTTCATGTGTTTGATTACTTCGACACGAATCGACCAAATCTCACATTCGACGAACGCATATATAGGGTCACCGTGGAAACAAAATGGGTAAAATCAAAAAGTGATCTCGATGCAGTTCATAAGGCGTACGTAGACGCTGGTTATGAGGGGACCATGATACGAGAAGCGTCGAGTATCTATGAAATCGGCAAAAGAAGTAATTACCTATTGAAGCACAAGGATTTTAAGACGGACGAATACATGGTCGTCGGTGTAAGAGAGTGCATGGGTAAGGATGTGGGAACGCCCGTGTGGGAGTGTATCACTGAAGATGGACATGGGTTTACCGTGAGACCGGAAGGAACCCAAGAAAAACGACGGGATATGTTCAAAAATAGTTCGAAGTATATGAACAAGATGCTCACGGTAAAATACCAGAATCTCACTGAACTCGGTGTACCTAGATTTCCGGTGGGAATCGCATTTAGAGATTACGAGTGATGTTATAATATATGCAGAAAATTGCGATAGATATAGATGAAGTGCTCATGCCTTTCGTAAAGCCAATGGCTAAATGGCGTGGTTTGAAAATGCCGGCATCTAACCAAAGGTATGAATACGTATACAAAACAATGTTTAATATCACTGAAAGTGAATCATCTAAAATGGTTGAAGAGTTCTATCAATCCGAAGATTTTTATAAAATTCAACCCATCGTTAGATCTCAAATTGGTATGGTTAAACTTAAATCCAAATATAAAAAGATTTACGCAGTAACTGGAAGACAAGATGCGGCTCGAACTAAAACTGAAGCGTGGCTCAATCGCCATTTTGAAGGCATCTTCGATGATCTCGTGATGACGAACAGTTACACTGATTTAGAAATAAGCAAAGTCGATATTTGTCGTTCACTCGCTATAAAGACGATCATAGATGATAACATACACATATGTCGCGAGTGCAAAAAAGATGGTATGAAAGCGTACAATTTCATGGGATACGAAGAAGTATATCCATGGTGTGAACAATCGGACATGTCGATGTACGGGTGGAAGTAATATAAAAGATAGAACCGAATGATAGGCAGGAACAAATATGGCTTCATATGGTATCATCGGTGTGAATCCGGATAGCCTTAAGGTTATACGTGATATGCAACAATTCAAAAGTGTACACGTACACGATAAGTATAAAACCTCACTCAAACCATTTAAAAATGTAAAAATGTATCCAAACGTTGCGGATCTGACTGTAAACATGGATATGCCGCGAACCATCGCGACGTTTGTAAATCCGGATGACTACGAACACGAACGAACCATGGATCAACTCATTGAATGGTGCGACAAAGAAGACACCATCGTAAACATGAACATGGAAAATTTCAAGACGAGTGAATTACACGCGGAAAAATGCAAAGACAAGGGTATACACTACATGGCTGGTGGTGTATCCGATAAACTTTTGATCATAGATGGTCCGAAAGACATCGTCGACGCACAAGAAATTTTCTTTCGAACATTCGCTAAAAAACTCACACACGTTGGCGAGGATCCGGGTTCTGGTCACTTGATTAAATCCGTACACGAAGCAATGGAATGTACATTATATCAAGTGTACGCAGATATCTATGCATATTTCAATCAAGATGCATCAATCATAAACATACTGAATGAACTACGAAAAACTGATGTAAATGGTCCAATTTTAAAACACACTATAAATCGAATGTATACCGCACCACAGTACGAAGACATCGCACACGAAAATTTGAGATCCACGTGGTGCTCTATTCAGGCATTAAATACGGGTGTGTGTGTGCCCATATTGCAGTCAAACGCAAACGCACGCTCAATGAGTAGAGATTTGAAGTTGACTGAAACGTCACAAGTGTTCAACAAATTTACCGACAATTTGGTCGCGTTACAAACCGTGCGTTTTATGTATGCGATGGTATACATCGAAGCCACGCGAGCGTGTCCACAACTTAAAAGTTGCATAGAATCGAGTGCGCTCGAGTGTGACATGTTCAAAGAATCAAACCCATATGAGGTCTTACAAGAGACTGCACTCTATGCGAAGACCTTTTCTATTCATTGTATGCACGCAGGTATACCGTGTCCGTCTATTCAGGCCGCGTTATGCGAATATTATTTTTGGGCTCAAACGAAAACTTCTATGAATTTCATCGCATCTCTGCGCATATAATTTTATATATATAAATTAAGCATGTTTATTGTAATATTTCTAATCGCTATACTTATACTCACAAAACATATATTAAATGCACCTCGTGTAGAATATAAGTCATACATGTTGACCACTGACCCCAATGAAAAACGTGCACGTAATTTCATAGACACATACGATCACACCGTACCTTTAGAAATAGTACAGGGACCCGATACTCGAACACCCGAATCCGCAAAAAAGTTTTCTAAATTCGTAGAACCTAAATATTACAGACAAGCTCTCAAATTATATTACGATAAAAACGCGGTGAGACCAAACATCACATATTTTAATTTAGGAGCCATAGGTTGTTATGCAGGTCACATGAACATATACGATAGATGTTTCAAATCCAAAGAAAAATATGCACTCGTGTTTGAAGATAATGTCATCATCACACACCACAAATTTTTTGATGAAGTTCAAGAAGTGATAAACGAATTGGGTGATAACTTCGAATTATGCTTTTTTCATTGCCTATCGCGATACCCCGCATCGGAAAAAAATAGAAGTGGGTTGGAACTCGTAAAATGGATATCTAGCACTAAATGTTATCTAATTCACGTTGAAAATATGAAAAAATATACGAAATATTTTGAAATCATGGATAATCACATCGACATGAAACACGAAGATTTGATTTTTGAAGGTGCACGTATTTATTATAAAGATCTAAGACACTGTATGCTCATAGACAGATCGCATGCGAGTATAATAGGACACAGTGATTGGGACGACAAGCAATTCTTTTCGAAGAGATATCCGGATGCGACCGTGGACCTCCTAGAGAAGGGTTATTAATTTTTTTTGTACCGTGAACATAAGATGGTAATCGCTGTACTTATAAATGAAAAAGTTGACGACATACACGAAATAAACGTAGACCTATCGCCCGATAAAAACGAAATATACAAGATACTCAGGGGAAATGCAACTTTTATCGGGCAATGGGAAGATGAACTTGTAGTAATATTAAAATGTAAGGACTCGCCATTTAAATTACATAAAAACGAAAATGTATTACCTAGACCATTCTCTAACATGGAAATTGATGGAAGAATATTGCTCATACGAATGGACGCTGATTCGGAGCCACAAGATTTTGTGATAGAAGAATATCAAAAAATGTTGGAGGAAACTTCGCATAAAACAAGAACTCTCACTTCCAAGGTACATCCTGTGGTCTAAACCGACACGCACTCTTGAGAAACTCAACGAATAATTCAAAATCTTTCTTTGGATCTTCGAGATTGTCGATGGAATCGAGTACTTTTCCAACGTATGCATTGTATTTTAAATGACCACCGTGGTGTGTTAACCTATTTTGCCTGAGTCCAGGCGTTATATATCTGGGCATCATGATTATGTTTTTGCCATCATTCACATCGTATCTGAGAAACTTAACGACTGGATGCCTTTTAAATTGGCGTGGTATGACGTGATGATCTTCTATATTTTTTATACCCATGCGCATTTTAAAATTGCGTCGTAAAATGGAACCATATCTCATACTATTCTCTTGGATAACTTCTTCACCGAGACGCATGAGTGAATCTTCGAGTTCATCGACTTCGTACCACGCGTCGTAACACTCACGACACGAGTCTTCCTCTGCGCATATTTTTTCTGCTTCGCGTATGGCTTCCCTGAATCTGAAACGTAAACGATCGTTACCGTGTATTTCAGATTTTACAGACACCGATGGTTTTTTATATATAGTTTCAAGTATAGTGGTACGGATTTTGATACGCCTGTACTTGTAAATATCATGGGGTTGGTACGATGCGCGTATCATCTACACTATTATGTATGGGTATTTTTTACGCTCTTCTTTTGTGCGCATGAGTTGAACCAAGCCAAGAAATGTCACAAGTACGAGTATCGCATCTTCGAAATCTCGAGTCGCGGAAAACGAAATCACGAATAAAGACACCAACTTAAACCAAGTGCTCGATGTAAATCTCTTTAATATTTGTGGTGCTTCACTGATTGGATTAATACCAAACATCGTGTGCAACAAAATTAGTATCCCATACAACGTGTTATGATTCAGTGTACTATCGATAGATGGATAAAAATTCATGGACGCCATCTTCACACCCCCGTAAAGGGATGCAGCTATGACAGGTATGAGAATAGCGGTATTCTGGAGAAAAGCCATTTATATATACTAACATTAATTTTTACATATGGGGTGCGTATGTAAAAATTAATATGCTCTTAGCGGGTCTCGATCCCGCGACTTTGGCGTGCCTTTGTGAGAATGAACTCACTCAAGTATACTATCGTATAAGCACCACACTCTAACCAACTGAGTTATAAGAGCTTGTTTTACATATACATTATGCGCGCTTAGTCTTTAAACTAGTTGTAAGTAGTAACAATGTCCATGTATGTATGTTCATCTGCGAATGTTTTCAATATATCTATAATTGCCTGATTTTTGGCACACACCGCCCCGACCAACCCGGGATAAACCATGACGTCCATGTATTCTTGGAAATAATCACCTAACGCAGTTTGGCAAGTATTAAGAAACACCATTAACATCTCAAGTGCAAGGTTTTTGTCTTTTTGGCCGGTGATCCAATAAATACTAAAGTTTTCATAATCATCATTTCCATTTCCAGTATCTTCGTATACGTGATTTACATGTTCGAGGATTTGGTGTTCGAGCTTTCTAAGACCATTGAGGTCTCCCTTGATGATAGCACGTTGAAGTTCCATTTTATCGTTTAATGAATCTATTCTTGTATTGACTTAGGTAGTTTCTGTTCTTTATGTTTTTAAGATCGTTCGAAAATACCTGATAAGACTTATCAAATAACATCTTGTTTATGATATACCTCTTATCGTTTTTAGTGAGGTTGGATGTGTTATTAAAAAAGAAATCGGCAACTTTTTTTCTACTTCTAAAATGCCTGTTAAGCATATTCATTGACAATTTATTACCATTTTTTGCCCCATTCCTATGCGAATTTATCATAGAATACATCATAAATCCTTCTCTCGTTAAATTCTTTCTATTTTCAGCCTTTTTGAGCATTTCGTCTAATTTTTTGTAAAATTCCCTGCGTTTTTTGCGTTCTGTATTAACCATATTTAGTATCTTATTTTGTATATTATTTGGTAGTCTATCGTTTGTTACTCGACGAAACATATATTTTATAGATACATAAAAAATTATACGGAGTTTGAGTTAAGACTATTTTCGTGTGTTATTTTAAGATGCGTATGTGGCTGGCCGCAGAACGATTCATCACGCACGCGCGAATGCATCTCGTCATGAGTTTTATACAGGATGGTATATGCAGAACACTGGAAAGAGTAAAAAAAGAATGTGTGCGTCACATTAGATTGCATGAGTGATTGGGGTGTTCAGCAGCCAATTCAGTCGCACGATGTTTGTCGTAATACACGGAACGTATTATATTTAGTGTCTTCAGTCGTATTGTTTATTGGTGTGATTTGGTATCTAAAATTAAAAGCTTGAAATTAAACACTCGCACCCCTTGTGAGATCGAATGATTTCTTTCGCCGTAACCATCGCGTGATCGCGTCCCTTACACGATTATCGGGTCCAAGTGTGGATGATTCTATCACACTCAAACCATTACACACATCGGGTTTATTTTCTTTATTAGGGAATTCTTTATTAAATTCACATATAGTGCGATATGGTATATCCGGAGCTTCATCCAATAGACGATCATATTCAATGCGTTGTTTTTGTACAAAGTCTACGGCATTGGTTCTATGTTCTATATCTAAAGAAAGCTCCATGTCTATGTTTCTGTAAAACTTTGAATATTGGATAGACATGACCGAATGTGCTTCCATCATGGTTGAACTGTTACTAAATTTAGATATGGATGTCAATATACCAACAACTACATTTAAAAAGGCAAATGTATATTGAAAAATGATAATGTTTCTCTTCATATCTGGCGAAACATTATCATCACTTGGATTAAGTACGGCAAACCCACCTACACCCGTTACAGATGATATTATGATACATGGGTACGTGAGTGCGTCTGTGAGCCACTTATAGTGCATCCTCGCGTGGTTATGTAACCATCTATAACCCGCCGCCCTCTCTGCCCAGCGCCTGAGGAGTCGCTCTTCACGTTCACACCAATGGTGGGTGTTCATTATTTAACACAGAGAAATTAAGTGCTTGACGCCTCGCGAGACGGTCGACTTCGTTGTTCTTTTCATTCGTGGAGTGTGCCTTGACCCACTCGATCGTGACACAAATGTTTTGATTCATGAGCTCTAGTAAGCGCACCCATAATTCTTTATTGGCGACGTCATTACCAGTACTTGTCTTCCATCCATTTGAGACCCATTTTTTAGACCACTCCGTGAGTCCCAATTTTACATACTTACTATCCGTGTAGATAATGACATTACGTTCATTTAATTCAATACACTTTTCGAGAGCCCGAATAACAGCAGTCATTTCCATGATATTATTCGTACTCGTGCGAAATCCACCTTCGAGTGTGAAGTCTGGATCGTAACACTTCGCCGCCCATCCACCCGGACCCGGATTATGTAAACAACTGCCGTCTGTATATATTTCTATCATACTTACACGTGTATCGGTTTTTAACTTTAATATGCATTCGCTTTGTAGCCGTATCCACTATTATTTGATATGGATTGCGTATTAAGAGGTAATTGGTTACCAATGTTGCGATTATAGAGAGGCATCGGTTTATAGGTATTCATTTTAGCTGTACCGTTTTTAGTTTTATCGAAACGCACGAAATATACGATTGCCAACATGAGCACCACAACACCCACACTGACTAGGATGACACCCATATTAGATCTCGCGGGTTGTGCACGTTTTACCTCTTGGACTTCGGTGACTATGACTGGTTCTACTGGAAGTTCTGGTTGTTCCGGTTGTGATTCAGACATGTTTATATTATGTACACAATAAAATTTAAACACGCGGTTTACGTTTTAAATTTTATGGTTTGATTTTGTCTATAATTAATTAAACTAAAACGAATTTAGTTGGAGAAGGCGAGGCCACCCATACCGGATTGGATGCGGAGGACGTTGTAGTTGGTCGCGAACATACGGAGCGTGGTTTCGGCGATACCGGACTTGGCCTTGATAGCGACTTGGGCATTGTCAATACGAGAGAAGTTGCACGTACCGGTTGGTTGGTGTTCTTCTGGCTTGAGCGCGAACGAGTACGCGTACACACCGGGCGCTGGGGAGCCGGAGTGGTGAACGAATGGTTGCACTTGGTTGAAGTACTTACCGGATTGTTCCTTGAATCGGTCTTGGCCGTTGAGGACCAATTTGAAGGTGTCCAAAGTACCGTTGTCATCTTCGGAGAACTTGGCACCTTCGCTGAGCACGAGTGGGGCACCAACGAGCGAATCGGAGATGAAGCAGTTAGACACGGTGCCGCGCGCGACGTTGGAAGTGACGGTCGCGTGGGCGTTGGCGGTGCGCCAAGAATCGGTACCGTCATCGAGGCAGAAGACGAGTTCCTTGATTGGGTGGTTGTACGACAAGCGCTTTTGCACTTCGGTACCCGCGGTGACGGAATCGGTACCGGTGTGTTGCACTTGCTCGATGAGGTATTCGTGACCCTTTTGGGCGAAACGGCGTCGCTCTTCGGTGTCCAAGTAGATGTAGTTCGCCCAGACCTTGAAGGTGGAGCCGTCGGTGACGGTCGCGAAGGCGCTCGACAAATCGAAGTCGAGACGGACTTCGTGGTATTGGAGCGCGATGAGTGGCAACGCCAAACCTGGGTTGCGGTTGAAGAAGAAGATGAGTGGCAGGAAAATCTTGTCGCCCGCCTTGGTCGCGGTCGTCATCTTACCGTAGTTCGCTTTCTTGGATTCATCCAAGTAAAGCTCGGAGTACAAACGCCACCACTTTTGGTAGTGCTTGTCGATGCGCTGACCGCCAATGGACAATTCAACATCCTTGACCGCACGCTCCGCAAGCCAGGCATCATCAGTCACGGCGGTGGCACCGGACTTGAGTTCGACGTACATGTCGGCGACCAAATCCCCGTTACGCGCGACGGTGACGGAAACGCGGCCATCGGCACCTGGGGTACCGTTGACGGTTTGTTCGATGTTTTCCATCGCGAAGTTGGTGTGACGCTTGTACACCGCTTGGAAGAAGGTAACCTTTGGGTTACCAGTCAAGTAGACATCTTGGGCGCCATAGGCGACGAGTTGCATGAGACCACCGGCCATTGTGAGAGTTTTTGTACTATATACGGAGAAAATAATTTCGCGAAAAAACTCAGTTTGATTTTTCCTGGAGTATTGTATAAATGTCTGATCAAATACAAGTCGAACCAACACAAGAAATATATGAAACTGATTCCGAATCCGAATACGAGACCGAAAGTGAACTTGAAATTCAGATCGACGAGGATCAAGATGGGTCACAGCCACAGGAATTCGACGACGAAGAAGAAATTCCGGAATGGGCGATCATGGGTGAAGACGATGTTATCGGTCACATCACCGATGTCGCGACGTCCCTTTTTTCAACGGAAGAGGGTGATACAGTGTGTAGCGCATTAGTATCTATATCTAAACAAATTGAAACCCAAAATAGGATTATGGTCAAAATATTGGCTCACCTCCAAAAAAGTACTTAGAAAAATAACCCATGGGTAGAACAAGGAGCTGTCGATGATAGAAACACATTACATCAATCACGATGCAAATCCGACCGAGACGAATCAGGTGATGTGGATGAATCACATCCAGGGTCTCAATCCGGAGCAGCTCATTAACCTTTTGACCCAATTGGAAGACATGTGGGACATAATGAGACGTGATGATGAAGCGGTATCCTTCCAACTGGGTTTTAAAAATTTCTTTACACCCAACGAACTTAACCATGATTCCGGTTTACCGATGACTAGCATAGATATCGAAAGTATTTCTGCAAAACACCAACGCATGAATTTACAATTAGGACAATTATATCACAGAGCAAATGCTCTGAAGATTCTTGATCTCGATGACGGTGATGATATGAAAATATCAACTCGAATTAATCGTTTGATAGACCAAGTTGACGACGCGTGGCAGATTGTATTCAGACATACACGAATCTACGAGAGAATCAACAACCCAACTTATATCCCCATAAACCCCGAAACAGACCCATCTATATTTAGGTGTTCTACATTACCGTCTTCTCTGGATGAATTGAGCCCTTATCAACAGGCCATATTGACCATCTTGAAAAAACTTTATGAAAACAACATAAAAAGATACAAGGGGCACTGTTGCAAACAAATTCGCACGGAAGAAGGCCACGATACTCGAGCTTGGAAACAGGAACACAGAATACAGGACTACGTATACGGTGTAGCGCAGAAAGAAACTGAATTTGAGTTATGGAAAAATCTTTCGTGTAGGGGTTCTGCATATTCCGATGTGATCCGTCATTTAACGAACTGCAACGACATGCAATTTCCAGAGATTAAACGTAACAGACACGTGTGGTCTTTTAAAAATGGGGTTTTCGTGGGTAAAAGTTGGTCGGATAAGACTGCACTCTATGAAACGGCATTTTATACATACGACTCAAAAGAGTTTGCAAACTTAGATCAAGCTATCGTGAGTTGTAAATATTTCGATACTGATTTCGAAGATTACTCGTATACAGAAAAGTGGGAAGATATACCGACTCCATATTTTCAGTCAGTCTTAGATTATCAGAAATTTGATTCCGAAGTGTGTAAATGGATGTATATCATGGGTGGGCGTTTATGTTTTGACGTAGGGGAATTGGACGGGTGGCAGATCATTCCATTCTTGAAGGGGATCGCGCGATCCGGGAAATCGACACTCATCACAAAAGTGTTCGCTCTTTTCTATGACGTGGATGATGTCCGGACATTATCTAACAACGTGGAGAAGAAGTTTGGTCTTTCTTCGATTTATGATGCGTTTGTTTTCATTTCACCCGAAATCAAGGGGGATATCTCTTTGGAACAGGCGGAATTTCAATCCATTGTATCCGGGGAACAGGTATCTTGTGCGATTAAACATGAAAAAGCGAAGACGATGACGTGGAAAGTCCCAGGTGTATTGGGTGGAAATGAAGTTCCCAGTTACAAAGATAATTCGGGGAGTGTTCTGAGACGTATGCTCACGTGGAATTTTGGTAAACAAGTGAAAGATGCCGATCCCACACTCGATAAAAAGCTCGAAGCTGAGATTCCTATAATTCTTCAAAAATGCATTCGTGCATATCTAGAATACGCACAAAAGTACGCAAACAAGGACATATGGAACATAGTCCCACAATATTTCAAAGATGTACAAAGACAAGTCGCGACCGTTTCGAGTACGCTCGAGAACTTTTTACAATCGCCTTACATCAAGTACAGTCCAGATCTCTGCTGTCCTCAAAAGTTATTCGTTGAAAAGTTCAACGAACATTGTACCGCGAATAACCTCGGTAAACCGAGATTCAATCAGGACTTCTATGCGGGGCCTTTCAGTCAGAGAGACGTGGAAGTGCGTCAGCACACCGCATTATACCGAGGTACACCATTCAGTATGCAACCGTTCATATTTGGTTTAGATATAGTTAATGATACCCTCGTATCAAACGAGGATGATGTGTAATAAAAATATACAATTACATTAGATATGGAGCGTCCGCAATCCCTTCAGAGTTTTATAAAAAACTCAGGAGTTGACGTGAAACGCGCACAGCCAGCACCTGCGTTTCCCACGCGTCTTAAAAACACGGTGATAAACAATCAGAACATGGGTGAATTTGCGCAATACGTGACAAATAGCAATAGCAATAACGATAACGCGTATAATACAAATTTAACTTTGAGTGGGCTCAATTTGGGTATGTTTAACGCGACGGTTAACAAAAACTTCGATGCCGAATCGCGTTTAGATTTAAAGTATATACTGCAAAAAACACCACTCGGGAAAACACCCATCGGAGAGGGTTTATCCATAGACACCAAAGAAATCGTTGGTCTTTATGGAAGATTCAAAACTGGATTTACTCACACCAAAGAATATGGAAAAAAGGGTGACATAAACGCAAATTTTTTTACTGTTCAAGTAAAATTTACGCTCACGAATGGAGTTGAGACGAACGGCGGAACGGCCAATTTTTACAAAAATGGCAAGATACGATTTTCGGGTGGTTTCGTGGGTAAAGATTCGCAAATTGAAAATCAACCCGAACTCATTCGCCGATTTATCGTAAAAAAATACACGCGCGGACAGGCATTTTTATACAACCCATTTGAATACAATAATTTAAGTGGTCAATTCAGAATAAATGGTATTATTTTGGATATGATGCGTCTGAATTCTAAGAGTCAAGCGTACGGGTTTAAATCAAATTATGAACCCGAGCTTTCTCCGATGATGTACGCGGTTTATGAAGGTCACAAATACATAATAGCGAAAAGTGGCGCCATACAAATATCGGGTGCTAAAAATCCAAAAGATTTGAATGCGGCGTACACAAAGGCGACTAGATTTTTCTCGATGTTGAAATCCAAAGGTGAAATAAAAATTACAGCTGCTATACCCAATAAAACACGCAAAGTGGTTTCTAAAAAAGCCACCACGTGTCCTAAATCGAGACGACCACCGTGTAGTCAGGGGTATCGAGCCAAGAAGAATCCACAAGGTGACGAGTGTTGTTACAAAATACCAAAAAAGCAGACGGCTCGAAAGTCTCCGGTGAATGCACCGAAGATCACATACGATAAGAACGGTAAAGTGATGATAGGTAAGAAGAAATGTGAAGCGTTGACTAAAACGACTCTCATACAAATGGCTAAAAAACTGGGTGTTGTTGGAATAAAAGATAAGAATAAAAAGGAAAAACTTTGTACTATGATTAAACAGTTCGATCTAGGAAATTCAAACTTTAAAGTCGGAGATAAAGCGTGTGTCGACTACAAAAAGAGTGACTTAGTGGCGATGGCATTAGAAAAAGGTATAGAAGTCGATAATTCTGATACCATAAAAACCTTATGTGAAAAACTTAAGATCAAACAAACTAAAAATCGAAAGGAACAAGCCAATAGGACTCGCATGAACAAGATGATTAACATGGAAATCAAACGAAATGCTGAAGTAGAAAAAATAGAAAAAAAGAGACGCCTCAATAAAAATAGCATAAGAAATGACATAGAAAAATTATATGGACCGAGATGGATTAAAAAGTTCAAAAATGTTATGAACATAAATAAAGACGTAAAAGAACTATCAAATGTTCTAGATAACGCTGTAAAGTATAAAAACCTCGTTAACAAGAAGGGTGTTTTGAAGAAAATGCCTGCAAATGACATCAAAAGGAACATGGTGTCGGAGTGGAAGACTGCGCGACTGCAAGAATACAAGAAAAAGTTGATTCAAAAGGAATACGGTAAACATGGGAACGTGGTTGTGAATTATATAGTTACATACAATCCAAGCAAAACTGAAATTAAAAAGTTCATAGAAAACTATAAGAAAACACGTTCTAATTTAACTAAGAGCAAGTGATACTTCTATTTATGAGTTTTGATGGTTCGGAAGCCTGTTTAATGTGCTTTGTGTGATATGAAAAATCATATCCAGCGAATCTCTTTTTTATTTGATCTGATATACCGACCGATTCAAATTGCCGTGCCGTCTGGGAACACACGGACTTACGTTCAACCTCAAGTAATCGATCTTCCATCATGATGAATTCTTTTATCGATTCTTCACTCAATCCATCACGTTTCATGGCTTCAACCATATCGGTCGACATTCCATGTGACATGTGGAAGTTTTTAGATTTGTACCCCATAGAACCCACGTTTTCTTTGCTATATTCGACACCAAGCATGAAATACAAAACGATTAGTATTACAAATATGTTGATAATCATTTACTAGTATTCAATATATTAAATAAATCCTTCACCTTATGAAGAATGTTAAACAGATCATTATCATCCTTCACGAGTTTCGGGTCAATAATTTCCAATTCAATTTGGTACGTGTTGGGATCTTCTGTATCCAAGTCTTCGACATCCCCTTGAACGATCGTCATGTCTATAGATAAATTCTTGCGAATAAAAGACATGCGCCTCTTTGTCTTCTTCATGTCCATTTCACCTTCATAATCTTCGATTGGGTGTTCAATCGAAACACCGAACCTAATATCATACGGTGCATTTATGAGTTTACCAAAGTCCTCGTTGTGGACTTTGTCTTTTTTGACAATCTTTTCTTCGGATGTATCCTCATCAATTGAAATTCGAAGATTATCAGTTTTACGATAAAAAACTTCTTCCGACCTATTCACGACCCGTTCCCAGCCGTCGTATTTCTTAAGACCTTCGAGGATGTTTTCAAATCCAACTTTTCCGACATCGGTATCAAATGTACCACAGTTAAATTTACCAACTCTAATTTCGAATTCAACGTGTTCTTCATTTCTGTATTTGTCAAAAATCGGTTTCACGTTATCAAACACGCGTCTGACGTCCATGGTTATTCAAGATACTCACGCGTCTTCTCCTTAAGTATTTTTTATATCCTAAAAATATATGCATGGGTTTTACAACTTAGGAAACACATGTTACTTTAATTCCGCCATTCAGTGTCTTCTTCATACCATACCTATATCTGAATACATATACAAGAGTCAATATGTCGGCGATTGCAAATTTACCAAACTTTACTATGATTTGGTAAAAATGTATTTTAGTGAACAGAACTCTGGGTGCATCGATACAACTGCATTACTCGCAGAGTTTCAACGTACATTCCCTAGATTTAAAATGAATGAACCACACGATAGCCAAGATGCGCTGTTTTGTATAATAGATATATTGGAAAAGGAGTATTCAATCATAAAAGACATAATCTACGGAAAAAAGACCCAGATAACCATATCACCGAAAGGTAAAAATACGAATGACGTCGACTATAGCATACAAACACTCACCGTAGACGATCATGTGTGCAAAGTCAGTGATTTGATAAATAAAAGTATGAATTGGAACACACTCGAGGGATACACCGATGACGATGGGAATGTTCATCACGTCGCGACGACGCGGGTTATTTTCAAGAAACTACAGCCGGTAATGATCATTTCATTCGATAAGAAGAGTCGTATACATTTAGAAGATGACATTACGTTTGGTGACGACATTAAATATTCATTACAATCATGCATAATACATGAAGGTGTACAATGGGGTGGTCACTATTATTCCGTAACGAAGTTTAATGATAAATGGTACGTACAAGACGATGAAAATATATTTGAAACTACCATGAAGGAAGTAGCTGGGTATTACGTGTTAATATACGTGCTCAATAAATAAAAACATCAAAAGTTTCACGGAGGTGCTTAGATTCAATTACATACATTTTAAAAAGTCAGTCATTTTAATGTCCTCCTTTATGTTTACGAGCGTTCTATAGAACGTGCGTCTATTATTTGGGTGTGTTTTATCGGTGCGCTCCATGATGGGCATCCACCACATTGGAATGTCGTCGATCATGTAGCGACATTCAACGATCATCTTATCTCTCAACCAAGATGTATCCATTTTATCCCTCGGTATGATTGATTCAAACACGAGTTCCCCCTTTTCTTGAACGTATAGTCGCCACTCACCGTTCACTAAATGAGTTTGAAAGTCTATCGTGTTCTTTTCTTTTGGTTTCCATTTAAACATAGTTTCGTGCGTACCAATTTTAATAGGACAGTTTATGGGTGTGAATATGAGACCGTCTATGTCTTGGGTGACCGTGGGTAAGTAATCATCCAAGAAGCTTTTAAAATCACACATGAGATGAAACGTCTTCACTTTTAATTTTGTCGCATCATTCTTGAGAGACATCAATTTTTTGCAAACATTTTCACAATGCTCGAGTCGATCGATAAAATGTTTATGTCCCACGATTACACCGGAGTCGATGAGACAGTCGTACACCATGAACATATCTTCGTATAATTCACCTTCAAGTATAGTACCTTCGTATACGGGTCGTCTAAAATTAAGTTTACACAAATACATATCGAGCGCTCGGTTCACCAATACACACACCCTATGCTTATCATACATGAATGCCATTAACATGAAACGGACACCATCAGTCTTTTCACACACCACATAATCATTCTTACGGAGTGTATCGAAGTGTTTGTATTCAATCGATATGGGTTGGCAACCGGGGAATCTCCTATTGACACCCCATTGCGTTTCCATATACTTTATCGCGTATGTGTAAAGTGGGTCATCCCTCTTTACAGATACCCGTGACATCTGTTTAATGTTTCAATTTAAATCTTTAATTAGCTTTAACTCCGGCAGCGTTCAGTAAGTTACTTATACACTCGTGTGTATACGTCATCGTCAACTTAGATGCCGTATATGCATGAATTTTGACCCCCAATTCTTTGAATTTTGAAAACATTTGTTCCATCCGTGGGGGCACCCTATAATCGTATGTTCGCTTATCTCTAACGAATTTGCTCGTATTCTTGCACATCATGACCCAACATCTGGCGCTACTACTTTTTACTTGATAGATATCCTCGCTAATCTTATTACCAATCTCCGTGTCAAAATGAAGGCCAATCTGTTCAACGGGTTCGGTGGAATTATCCTTAACTTTAGTTTTAAACATTTCCCAATCGATACCTTCAATCACACCTGGGAAAACCACGCACCCAACACCTTCGTGTGGTTTAAAAACTTGTGCAATTGAACCTTCGTCCATAGAAACCCCAAAATCTATGTATAGAATTCTATCGGCAATTTTCATGTATTTTTGTATGACATTTGACTTCTCGTATGGGTCGTCATTTACGTACACGACTTCATTTTGAATTCCTTTTGACTGAATACACATTAAATTCAAACGAAGCACAGTGTGAAGTGTCTTTACATGACATGACTTACTCCGAGTCACAACGATGGTGGCTAACCTCATTTTATATGTTACATGCATCTAAGCCTTAAGCCTCTCATTCATACACCCAGAGAATGGTAAGTTTCCAACGTGTCCGAGTGTGGTATTTATATCCGCATAAATTTTACCTCCGACCTGTTGCCACCTTCTACAGAATGCATAATCCTCGGATAAATAACGCCTCGACTCTGGGTCGATCATACAGTCGAATACCGCACAATATTCATTAAAATCTCTATTCGCGTGATCATTCACACAGTTCAATTCCGTGAACTTTTCATGCATTTTATCAAATGCCGCTCGTTTGATGGCCATAAATCCAGTCGGTCCATCCAGAATTTCAACGAACCCGTTCTCAACCGAACGTCGATGTGCTCCGATATTCGCGACAAGACTCGAAGACAACATCGCCATATTTCTATCGTCACCGGCTTCGATCGCAGTCTTGGCTTGATCCCACATCACAACCTTCTTGGGGTACACCGCAACCGATACGTCGTGCGTGGATTTAACGAGACGAACGACAGAATCTGCGTTAAAGTCTATATCAGCATCAATAAACATGAAAATATCGGCGTCCGTTTTTTGCATAAACCGACCAACCGCGACATTTCTCGCGCGATGTACGAGCGATTCATTTTCAGTGGTGTCGAGCATGAGCATAATACCTTCTTTTATGAGTGCGATTTGAAGCTTAATTATACTCGTCATGTATTTTTCAAGGCATAGACCACCATAGCATGGCGTCGCTAAGAACAATTTCACCATTATACATGTTATTACATCTATTCCTCTAAGTATCGTTTAATTATGTTTTCTATTTTGTTTATGGTCGGTATAGATACCGAACACTCATCACTTATTCTATTTTTAGACAATTTGCCGCGCATCACGATGTAAATGATCACAGACGCGACACTATTTGGAGTTTTACTCATAAGATCTGTGCAATCCTCTAATTTAGAGCACATCTTATTGCATTCTAACCGTTCAGCTCGGGTAACTTCAAATGAATTCAATAGACGTTGCATCACGTTAAATGGCTTAGTCACGTAGTTTTTCTCAGTCTTTCCGAGTAGCGTGTCTTTGAATATCTGGGTAGTCCTACTTATATCTTTGCTCTGAATACCAAACATATCTGAAATTTCTTTTGTAGTCCGGGGTATATTAGATAAGCGACACGCATATAATACGCAGTTCGCTTTTATACCCAATCTAACTGCACCGCGTGTTAGTTTCTCTACATTGAATTTTCTATACATCATCTTGGCATCTTTCAAGACACTTTCCGGGAGTGTGTGACAGGCTTCATCTATATCTTTATACGCGTGGAATAGCGATCTATCTGTGTGGTTCATAGATTGATGGAAATTAATTTTCGCCATTCGCTTGTTTTCATAATTCGATGTATTCTTTGTAGAAATGACCGTACCCTTACCCCACGCATCCGAAAATAACTCGGGGTTTGGATTTGGGTTACCACATCTCGAAGGGTCGTTTACACGGCCGTCTTCGGTGAGACCACTCGTCCATTCAGGACTGTCGTCTACGTAATGCTCTTGTGTGAATCCACATTGTGAACACACAGGCATACCCTCTTTTGTGAATACTTTTATTCCATTGCAATTATTGCATAAATGTGTATTGATCGACTTTCTTATAGTGGGTTTATTTAATAAACGGTCGACATCCGACCAGATGGCAGTCAATCCTTCCATACCAGAATATTTGTTTTTTTCATTTTTGAAAATGCGCACTTAGGTTCTTAAAAATTGAGATTATCAGCGTGCATTTTAGCGAACTCTTCTATGGAATCGACGACTTCTTTGAATTTCCTGGAGCCAGGGCTCGTAGGCTGCCATTCATTCCACGCCTTATCTATCTGAACTTGCGATGAGGGTGGAATCACCTGTCCATCGATCTCGTCGTCTGGTACGATGAATCCTTCTAAATCACTATCTTCATCGGATTCGTCTATGATCTCGCTATCCATGTCATCTTCGATCTCTTCTTTAAGGCAATACATGCCATCATTTATTTTAGAAAATATAGAACAACCGTCTGGGTAGTGTTCACATAAGTTTTCGTGTTGTACAAGTTCTTCGTTTTCATCTATCTCGTATACGCGCGCACCCTTATACACGAGTGATGTATCGAGGTAATAATTGACGATGAGATAGTCTTCTCTATTGTCTTTTGTTACAGCGTATATCTCATCATCAACATCATCGATATTCAGTAATACTTTAATGAGATCACCAGGCTGGATCTCTGAAAAATTTATCATTCTTAAAGTTTTGAGACAAAAATATTTTCAAGTAATAACACACGCATGGGGGTCGAGATTTTTTCAAAAGATGGTTGTAAATACTGTGAATTAGCTGAACAAATGTGCATCGATCTTGGTATCGATTATAAAAAAACAAAAATAGAAGTGAACGACCTTTCAAAATTGTGTGGGAAAACTGTGACGACGTATCCACAGATTTTCATCGATGGAAAACACCACGGTACATTTTTTGATTTCCAAGATTACATCGAAGACACCGAACCAATGTTGCTGCCTACATTGAATAGGTTTACTGTATTTCCCATACAACACGACAACTTATGGTCACTTTACAAACAGGCACAGATGAGCAACTGGACAGCTGAAGAGGTTGACTTATCAAAGGATATGGACGATTGGGATAAACTTACAGAAAACGAAAAACATTTCATAAAAATGATTTTAGCATTTTTTGCGGGGTCTGATGGAATTGTATTCGAAAACTTGAATAACAACTTCGCGGATGAAGTGCAATATCCCGAAGCCAGAAGCTTCTACGCATATCAAGCTCATAATGAAATGGTTCACGGGGAAACGTACAGTAAACTCATCGACAAATACATCCGTTCTCCTTCTGAAAAGAAGGAACTGTTTGAGGCTATCCAACGGGTGCCGTGTATAGAAAAGAAGGCGAGATGGGCGATGAAATGGTTTGATAATTCGAGGCCATTTAGTGAACGACTCCTCGCTTTCGCGTGTGTAGAGGGTATATTCTTTTCGGGAAGCTTTTGCGCTATATTCTGGTTGAAAAAACGCGGACTTCTCCCGGGGTTATGTTTTAGCAATGAACTCATAAGCAGAGACGAAGGTCTTCACCAACAATTCGCGGTTGAGTTATTTAACATGTTGAAATTCAAACCCAACAAGGATACGATTCAACAAATCGTACAAGAGGCGGTCGCGATTGAGAAGGAATTCATTTTGGACGCACTTCCATGTAGTCTGATTGGAATGAATTCGGAAAAAATGACCCAATATATCGAATACGTATCCGATAGACTTCTCAAACAGGTTGGACAAGAGAAATTGTGGAACTCCGCGAACCCATTTGAATTTATGGAAAATATAAGCCTCGATGGAAAAACTAATTTTTTCGAAAAACGCGTCGGTGATTATGGTAAAATGGACGAAGATTCGTGTGAGATCGAATTCGATGAAGACTTTTAATTATTTAGCCACATAGTAAACGGGTTTCGTTTATTATGTTGATTTTTTTATTTTAATTACATTTAAATTTACCCCGAAATAGTGATACGTTTGCCATCGTCGCACTGGCAAGACACTTGCTCCTTTACCTTAACTTTGAGAGTGACCGGTTTATCCACTTCTCCACCCATGACATCGAGGGGTGCGAGATGACTACCACTATCAAACATATCGTACTGTGCTTCACTAAATCCGGGGAGTGGTTCTGGAACATCGACCATCGCGGGTGGAGCTTCACGCATCTCGTCTGATACATCCATTTCTGGGGATGGACCGGGCACTGGTCCGGTGACCGCCATATCATTTTCCATTATGGCGTACCCTTCTTTCTTTATGTTCATCATGGCATACGTGATGAGAACAAACACAACTGTGTGCAGCACAAGCCCAGACATAGATGGGCATCCGGTTGGTCCGGAGACCCATTTACCGAAAATAGAACGCGTGAGACGATACGTATCTGGGTTAGAAATCACAAAGAATACGAGGGCTGACATGACAGAAATCAAAAATTTCTGCTGGGCCTTGGCGCCACCGCATCCACATCCACAATCCTTAAAGATACCCATGAGCTTTTTAATGTAAAGTAAGAAAAAAAAACATGCTTAAAGTATTCGTACCAATATAACATATACAAACCAATATGTCGTCCGCTAACATGATCCAACTTTCCAGCACTTTTGATCCGTCCTCTGTTGTCTTCAGTAAGATGAAGAAGAACAAGAACGGTGGCAAGACAGTATACATTAACACCGCCGATGGTAAGGGCAAGTTGTATTTGCAACTCCCGTACATGCGAAGCCCTTACGGTCTGAGCGCCTTTACTGACGAGACGACTAACAAGACGTCGTATTCGCTCGATTTGTCTATCGATCCGGACAACGAGCAAGCCGTTGAACTCGCCGAAAAGCTCAAGCAGCTTGACGCGCGTATTATCGAAACGGTCGCGGCGAACTCCAAGGAATGGTTGGGAAAGGCATACAACGTCGAAGTGATGAAGGAAGCACTCTATAAGCCGCTCGTGCGACCGGGTAAGGAGGAATACCCGGATACCGTTAAGCTCAAGGTCATGACGAAGCCTACCGGCGAATTCATGGCTGAAGCGTACAACCCGAAGCGAGAGCTCGTGCCGATCGACAGTGTTGAAAAGGGGCAGCGATGCATGTGCATCGTCAACGTGACTCAAATTTGGTTCATCGATAACAAGTTTGGTGTGAGTTTGCGTCTATCCCAGGCTCTGTTCGAACAATCGACGAAGTTGCCCTCTTTTGCATTCCAAGGCATTGAATCTACCACGTCTGATAAAGTAGATGAAGGTGTGGAGGAAGAATATTACGAAGAAGAATGCGAAGTTGACGAATAAAATCTAACACTACATTAAATGCAGGTGGATCAGCATCTCAGAAACCTAAGAGCTCTGAGGGTTAAAGTCGGTAAAGCTAGAACACCGAAGGATCACGAGGCCGTCGGAAAGGAGATCACCGATGCAATAAAAAAAATAGGTTGTAATCCAGATAAAATATTTTACACAGTAAATAGCAATAAAGTCCCAAATTTTTCAGTTAAAAGAGCCATCAGGACTAAGGTTGGCACCAAAAAAATCGGTGCGGGTGAATATGGTACCGTATTTTTGGGATGTGTCGATAGAGAATGTAAGAAGAGTGTCGCCATAAAAATTCAAACTGATTCTTTGCAAAGAGAATACAAGATAGGTAAAATGATGAGTACACTGGGTGGAGTAAAGGTATACGCGTATGAAAATTGTGGTGATAAACACATCATGTACAGTGAGTATGCAAATAATGGGTCACTCGAAGACTTCATAAAGAAGAAACGCAATACACTTAGACCGATTCATTACAGAAGTATAATAACACAGGTATTATATAATCTTTATAGAATAAGTAAAAAATACCCATCATTTAGACACAGTGATCTTCATGCGAAAAATGTACTCATAAATATGGACACCCCAACTTTGGAACCGACAAAGTATCAAATAGGTAAAATAACACTCAACGTGGAAGACGTTGGAGTTAGTGCACTTTTATCGGATTACGGTCTCTCTATGACAAACAGTATAAAGAACCCTTTAACGAAGGGTTTAGATAAAAACTGGGGAATTTCGTTAAATTCTCATCCCATGTACGATGCACATCTATTTCTGAACGCGATGTACCAAGTGTGCGCAAGACTCGGTGTGAGCGAGACCATGGAAACTGTGAGATTCATTCAGCGTATACTGCCTATGAGTTACATAGGTTTGCGTTCACCAAAAATCGAAAATTTCAGGTTGCGGATAAATGCGGATCATTCCGGACTACCGTCGTTTGAAAAGATATTCTCGGATCCATATTTTCTCCCATACAGATCGACCGTTAAACTTAAGAATAACCCTTTAAATTTCATACCAAAAGCTAAACCAATCGTCTATAGACCAAAACCAAAACCAAAAACTACCACACGAACATCGGAGTCTGCGATACAACGCGCAAAGTCGATCCTTCAAAAGGAGGCCAAACGGAAAGCTGCACCGATTAAACGGCGTGTCGCGCGAACTTCACCATTAAATAAGATATCGATCGCACCGAAAGGGTATGTGCGGGTGAATGGTAAAAAATGTACGACATACAAGAAAAAGGATATAGTGGAAATCGCAAAGAAGATGGGTGTGGATGTCCAGGGTAAAACCATTGAAAAAATATGCGAATCCCTAAAAATAAAATATGTTAAGTAAATAATAATGATCGCGTTTATTGTACTTACTTTACTCGTACTTATTGTGCTTTTCTATACTGGAAATAGCTCTAGTAAGTGTGACTGTGGATGTGGATGCAGTGGAAACGGTAAATGTGATTGCACGGGTTGCGAGTGCAAAAAATGTCACGAACAATGGAAAGTTTATGGAGCGCATTGGTGTGGCTGGACGCGCAAGCAATTGGACTACATGAAGAAAAATGGAAAATCATTCGATTTCGTTGACTGTGAAAAGGAACAGTGCAACGGTATCAAGTCGTTTCCAACTCTTGTGAGTTCTAACGGTGAAGAAATTTCTGGTTACAGAGAAGTTTAGATACCTCGGACGACCGCGATCGCGAGCGACAACATGAAAGCGTCGAGGAATGTGTCGAGCTTTTTAAGGACCGACACGTGTTTCACGAGCGAACGGTTCCAGAGGAAACGAAGCACGAAAGTCGTGATGAGGATCATGAGGACGAACGTGAGAAGTTCGGTCACGGCATCTTGGGTCTTGCGCGCGTTCACAAGGCCTTGGATCATTTTATCTATTAATAATATTTTTTTTCTGAAATATTATTAATGGGGCAAGTAACTAAAAGACTCCCCCTGAGTGGGTCGGAGCCAAAATTTACACATAAAATGTGGGGGCGAGCCGTGGGTATAAACAATAATAATTGTTACGCGTATGCCGTTGGGGATTATGAAAAGAAACGATCATATAAGAGTGTGCCCGGTGATAGAGCTGGAATGAAGAACATGAATCATTCTTACGTGAGCTGTAAAAAACTCCCACAGCGCGTCGTGGCGGATAACCCCAAAAAGGTATACGTAGCAAAGGCTGAAGAGAAGTGTAAACCGGGACATTATAAAGTCATGATGTTCGTGGCACCTGGGAACCCAAGTAATTATTTTAGACAAGGGGATTTTCACTTTTATAAACAAGTGAATGAAGTTGAATATAAGATAAAGGGTGGTAATACACACGAGGCCATAGCTAAGTTTTTCAAAGTTCCAATCGCCCGAGTTAAAAAGGCTGCCCCTAAATTGGTGCCCGGTAAGATCGTGCGGTTTAAGGCAAATATATTCGCTCACAAGAGAGGTTGGGCTACGGGACCGCTCATCACCGACGCGAAAAACAAAATCATCATCGATCCACGAAAAGCTTCTAGAAACTACGGTTCGTTAAATTATAAAACCTACTGCAGCTCATTCTGTGTTAAGAACAAGGGGATCAAAGTCGGACACACTCACCCCAAAGTCAGAAAGAAGACTTGAGACGTCGTTTTCATTTTCGACATCAAAGAATACATCGAGTGCGTCAAAAATGTATGGTTCTTGTAAATCTATCGTATTGGATACATTTTCAAACATATTATGTATAGTTATTTGAACTTTAAAATTTGCTCCATCAAAAATCTTTCTACACACGGGGCACGTCTGCTTACCTTTATCTTTCCACTTTTCTAGACAATGTGAATGAAACAAGTGACCACATCTTATGTGTTTATTATGTCTCGTCTCTCTGACTTCATTGAGACATATAGCACATGCACACATTCTCTAGAAAGGTTGTATATAATATTTATCGTAATTTCGCGTGTTTAATATATATTGCGCGTATCGACCAATGGCTCGTCACACGAAGCACACTTGGTGGTGGTTTGGTTTGTTTTGAAAAGTTCCGGTCCCTTCGATTGCAGAAGTTTGCGATAAGAATAGTTGTCTTCATACGAGATACCGTTCTTGTTCATCAAGTAGTTGTTGTACAACTGACTAGCCGAGTTCACGGTGAAGCATCGACCATCGGCCATTCCAAGTCGCTGAGACATTTATTATTACATCAGAAATTAATTTGTCTATTCACGATCGTTCGTTTCCATGAATTTATATTCATGCCCTTCAATTTTTGTACTATATCTTTTATGTTTGCCCCTGATAATGTATCAAAAATCTCAAACTTTTCCGATGGGACTCTCTTCACTCTAATGCTCGGCTCTGTGTTTATGTGCTGATTAATTATGTTGTATGCAAATGCAATCTCCTTGAATGTCTCCGCCCCGGTGATGATCACTTTTCCTGTACTGAAGATACTGGTCGTGACTTCTTTCATGTCTTCCGCCGGCTTAAATTTTACCTTGACGGCAGAATATCGGTCTGGTTCAAACGATACTTTAAATACATCCGAATATTTTTCAAAGTGATCCGCCGTTCGCATGAGATTTATGTGCCAATTCAAACTAAAATTTGAATTTATCATGACGACCCTGAATGTATCCATGGGTGGAATACACGACTCGTTCAATAGCTTTCCAATCAACATAGATAATTGTTTAATGATATGTTTACAGTTTACAAGGTCTGCACATCCAGCGACTTGTATGCTTCCATTGGGAAATAACTTGATAGATTTAGAACTATACATATCGGTGTAACACAGTGTGATTTGATTGTAAAATGACGTGGGTTTGAGTGACCATTCATATCCAGGTGATTTTTCTTTGCCCGCCATTCGAATTCGTATGGGTGTTATTTTTTCGAAACACATACGAAGCCTTTGTATGTCGATCGACTTCTTAAAGCTTGAAACCATCGTGATTGTGGTGAGCTTCACCCACGATGGTCTGATGTCTTCTGGTATCTCGTTACGAAACTCATCGAGAGACAGATAATATGAGAATGTGTTGTTTATGATCGACCCAAACATACTTAATTAATCGTGTAGCTTTGACCGACTTAGGTGCTTAAAGAAGTTAGAGAAATTGCATGAACATAACTTACATGCCATCATTTGTGAAAACAGCCCGTGTTTCGCATGATGTAGAAAGCGGGTCTAATATTGTGGAAGTCGAATACACTAAATATGAATGTGGGATTGGCTACATAAGTAAAAGGGATGTATTCGACACCACACCTATTGGAAATTGGACTGAAATAAGGTCGATAACCGACACACTTCGATATGAGCAATTTTTAGATACGATGGTAAACAAAACAACTGAAATCAGGCGAAAGATGGCTTTAGTTGAATTGGAAACGTCTATGTGTGAAAATAATAATACGAGAAGCATCGTGCGAATCATGAATGCAGTTAAAATCCTGGATCCAACATTCTCACCACCTGTTATAAATATGCGATGTTCATGGCAGAAGAACTTCATCAAGCAAATGTGCTTAGAACAACTTCCAATCATCATAGACACATGTGTCAACGATTTGCGTTTGGAGAAGTTTTTCAGAGTGCTGCAATTAATAGAAGTAGAATCGCTCCACCCATAAAGTTGTTAACGAGTTTAGAATTTGTCCGTTCATTGTGATTATTATCGTTATTTAACGCATTTGGAACATCTTCGTCGTATTGTATATTTCTTCCTGGATACAAACCTCTCGATAAAGAGCATGGACCCTTTTTACCAATTCGACCTGCGACCATCACTCCATAGTCGCACATCGGACTTCTGTAGTCATCTTTAAATTCTTCTTCGGTTGGTGCTTCGTGTTCGGCAAAATCTATGAGTTGTCTGCTCGTACCGGGCATAAAGAAGTCGTGCTGCACGTATGGGTTAACCCGATCCATGGATTCTTCATCCGTCAAAGGCATCTTTATACTACCGTAGATTATATTTCTTGTATTTCATTTTTTTACCGTGTTCAATCCACATCTTGTCCAGGTCTACATTCAACATGGACGACAATTGAAACAGGTAACTGAATACGTCGCCCATTTCCATCATGACATCCGTACCCCTTTCCTTTTTTAGATTGGTCTTCTTAAAAGTCTTCTTATATTGTCTAATGGCCGAAGCCAACTCACCTATTTCTTCTGTAAATAATAACCACACAGTGTCTATCGTACTATTAGTCCATCCTTTTTGTTTACATGTGATCTCTGTTTGTAACTTGTATTGATTTAGACTCATGTGTATATATGGTCACAAAACTTTATATGGTATATTATATAATGAATAAGCTTGTGTACACCGTAATCACAATGGCCATTTTGGTCACGACGGTCGTCTATTTGGTTTCCACCAAACCAACTCCTACAGGAGAGTCAGTTAAGGTGAAAGTCACCGTCGCGCCAGAGAAGCAACTCGTCAAACCAGACGACCTCATAGAAGAGGTGATTTTAGGTTCTGACGACCAGCCAGTCATCGGCGATCAAAATGGGTACGGTCCAGCTATGACTATAATTTAAACACCGATCTTATTGTTTAGGCCTATTTTGTTACCGGTCGTTGATGTATTCACAGGCGCGTCGATTGGTTCGAGCCCTCTGTCCATATCATGGACGTATCCCATATACTGAGAAACACCGGATTGGATTTGTCCGACGGCAGTTTTTATGACCATGGTGTTCATCATCTTTACTTGCTCGTTCACTCGCGAGTTGTGATCACCACTATTGTTTATGAACACCACGCGCATGATACCATAAAGATCGTCATTGCTTTGATAATCTATGGCGATGCCAGTCTTGTTCTTAAAATCTTGGCGAATTGCTCGTTGAAGTAAATTTACATTGAATTCAGAAAAGAAAAGTGTGTTCAGCGGGGTCTGACATTGCTTCAAAGAGTTCAGGTGAAGATTATCACACATTTAATATAGTCCTGGAAAAAAACTATCAGTAATTATAAATGAACCTCACGGTTTCCGATTTCGATGAAGCTTACTCTACGGATGCATGCCCACAATTTCGCCCTGTATGTAAGTCAGGCAATTGCTTTATCGCATCTTACCCACCAGTCGCGAAGCCTGGTACATATGGTGCATTTTTCACGAACACCCACCTCACCCAGCCCGAACGTAAATTCGAGGTCGCAGGTCCAGTCCCAGTGAGAAGCAAAGACTTCAAATAAATGAGTATAAAAAATTAACCTGTATATTTATAAAATGAGGGTTATTAAACGATCCGGTCGTATTGAAGACGTTAAATTTGATAAGGTCACCAATAGGATCTCAAAACTTACGCATGGATTGTCGAAAAATGTAGACGCATCTATGATTGCTCAGCAAGTGTTTTCTTCGATGCACGATAATATCAATACTCATGAAATCGATACACTCTCAGCGGAAATCTGTATCGGTATGATCACGAGCGATCCAGACTATGAAATACTCGCGACACGCATCGTCGCGAGTAATATCCAGAAGCGTGTTCCCTCAACATTTTCTGAATCCATGCTTAAACTCCACGACGCCAACATCGTCACGTACGCAATCTTAAATGTCGCCAAACAAATAGACGAACACATTAAACCCGAACGTGATTACGAGTTTGGATACTTCGGTCTCAAAACCCTCGAACGAGGATACCTCCAAAAGGTTGACGGAGAAATCATGGAGACACCTCAGTATATGTACGCTCGTGTGGCCATAGGCATTCATGGATACGACATCGACCGCGTGATCGAAACCTACGATGCCATGAGCATGGGTCTATTCATTCACGCGACACCCACGTTATTTAATGCGGGCACACACCGACCACAGATGAGCTCATGTTTCTTAGTTTCCAATAAGGACGATAGTATCGATGGTATTTACGACACCGTAAAGGAGTGTGCTCAAATTTCAAAGTGGGCTGGTGGTATCGGTCTTCACGTCCACGACATTCGAGCGAACAAGTCTCGTATCAGAGGTACAAATGGTACATCCGATGGCATCATTCCTATGTTGAGAGTTTATAACTCCACGGCTCGATACGTGAATCAAGCTGGACGTAGAAAGGGGTCGATCGCCGTGTATCTAGAACCTTGGCACAGCGACATCATGGACTTCCTCGAAATTCGCCTTAATCAGGGGGATGAAGAGGCTCGCTGTAGAGATTTGTTCTCGGCGCTTTGGATTCCCGATCTTTTCATGCGTCGCGTGGAAGAAGGTGGTGATTGGTCACTCTTCTGCCCAGACAAGGCGAAGGGGCTTTCGGATGTGTACGGCAAGGAGTTCGATGAACTCTATGAAAAGTATGAGCGAGAAGGCATCGCGAACAAAACCGTTCCAGCGGCCGAAATTTGGAAAGCGATCATCAAGTCTCAAAGCGAAACCGGAACGCCTTACATGCTTTATAAGGATGCGTGCAATAAAAAATCAAATCAAAAAAATTTAGGTACGATCAAATCATCCAATCTCTGCGTGGAGATTATTCAGAAATCTGATAAAAATGAAACTGCGGTTTGTAATCTCGCATCGATCGCACTTCCTAAATTTATGAATAAGGAAACTGGTAATTTCGATTACGATGAACTTCATCGCATCACGAAAATTGTCACTCGAAACTTGAATCAAGTCATCGATAAAAATTTTTACCCGACCGAACCAGCGAAACGTTCGAATATGCGCCACAGACCAATTGGTATCGGTGTACAGGGACTCGCGGATGTGTTCATCATGGCCAGAGAATCGTTTGGCTCGGAAAAATCACGTGAGATGAACCGTCTCATATTCGAAACCATGTATCACGCCGCACTCGAATCGAGTTGTGAACTCGCCGACAGCGTCGGGCCTTATGAAACGTTCAAGGGTTCGCCTTTCAGTGAAGGTATTCTTCAGTTTGACATGTGGGATGCGCCACAACTTTCAGATCGTTACGATTGGAACGCCATGCGCGAACGCGTAAAGAAAGGCACGAGAAACAGTCTATTGCTCGCACCCATGCCCACGGCGAGTACTTCACAAATTCTAGGGAACAATGAGTGTTTTGAGCCTTACACTCAAAACATCTACTTGAGAAGAACTCTCGCGGGAGAGTTTGTGGTCGTCAACAAACACTTGGTTGATGATCTCAAGGCCGTGGGTCTCTGGTCTAAGGAAATGAAGGATCTCATGGTGAAAGCCAACGGCTCTGTCCAAAACATCGTGGACATCCCCGATAATCTTAAGGAACTCTACAAGACTGTATGGGAAATCAGTCAAAAAACAATCATCGATATGGCCGCCGACAGAGCTGTATTCATCGATCAATCACAATCCATGAATCTGTTTGTCGAGAGCCCGACGCTCTCAAAATTATCGTCCATGCACTTCTACGCGTGGAAGAAGGGTCTGAAGACGGGTATGTACTACCTGAGAAGTAAGGCCAAAGCGAGACCGATTCAATTTAGTCTCGAGGCTGAATGTACGGCATGCTCTGCTTAAAGCTTTAGCACATATATTTTGTAATACAAATGTCTAAATTCGTGAATCTACTAAATGAAGTCGAAATACCTAAACACGACGGGAGAAAGATTTCTTTGTGTACCAAAGAAGGAAAGCCCCTGCGAATTCAATTCCCCCGGATGTATATGCCGTTCGGTATATCCGGATTCACACCAGAAGTTGGCCCTACGAAGTGGTCACTCGACTTCGCGATGAAAGGGTACGACGAAGATGGAAACTACGTGAAGACCTTTTATGAAACCATGCGTGCGTTCGAAGACAAAATCATAGATGCCATTCAAGAACAAAGTCAAGATATTTTTAAACGCGAAGTCTCGAAAGATGAGCTCAAGGGGATGTTTTTTTCAAACATCAAGGAATCCCCCGATCGAGAACCCAAATTTCGCGTGAAAGTCGATGTCGCCATGGATGGTAAAGTTAAACCACACATTTATGACGAACAAAAGAACCCGATTGGTGGCGAATGTAAAAGTGGTCTCTATTCAAGAAATTCGGGAACCGCGATCGTTGAGATCAACAGTGTGTATTTCTTGAACAAAAAGTTCGGTATTACGTATAAACTTTATCAACTCGTCGCGTATGAACCGCAGACGTTTAAGGGTTTTCAATTCATCATTTAGAAATTATCAAGAGTTGGTATATAGCCTGGGCTTCTTTGAGAAGTTTACCTTTAATCATTACATATTTTTTTGGGTCTATACCCTGTTTAATCTTAGCCATCTTTACAGCTTGGGACCACTTTGTGAGTGACATCTCTTATATTACATTTACATTTTCTTAATGAGCTTTTTGTAAGCACTGGTACCCGCCTTTGGCTGGAGCTTGAAACCAGACTTCTTTGGCTTGAAGACCTTAACCATGGCCTTCTTGCCCTCTTCTTCCATTCTCTCGAGCGCCGCCTTGGACGCAGCTTTGCTCTTGATGGCACCGTATTGATCCTGGAACAAATCCTTTTTCTTGAGACCACCAGCAGTTTTTTCCGCGGTACCGTGTAACACTTCAGCGCGGGAACCAAATGTCTTCATTGTATATACACTATGCTCTGAAAATATTTCTAATCTGCGAGATTGAAAGTCCCTCGGACTTACCGGGTAATTGAGTTTTAAGACTATCATCCCCTAAGACTTCGGCGTAGCTCACAGATTTATTCACTTGTAGAGCTACGATAGACTCGTCGACGCTCGGGTGTTTCTCGTCACCGGTATAAATCAGCTTCTTCACGTATACATTACGCTTTTGACCTGTTCGGTGACATCGACCGATGGCCTGTAACTCCGTCCCGGGGTTCCAAGATGGGCTCGTGATATACACTCGAGAAGCAGCCTGAATATTTAGACCCTGACCGCCAGCCTTTACCTGAATGAGAAAAACACTGTTTTGTGGTGCGCGATTGAACTCTGTGAGTTGCGACTCCCGTCGTTCTTTTGTATACGTTCCATCAATCCTAAACACGGGGCACGTCAGTTTTTCTTGAATGTAATTCATCTCACCTTTAAATTGGCAAAACACGAGCGTCTTTTCGTCCGGGTGCTGAGAAATGAGTTCAAACAGGGTTTCCATTTTTTTCGAACGTCCCGTCCATGGATCCATCTCTTCGCCAGTCTTCCTGGACATGCCATCGATGTAGAGTTGTGGCCAAACCATGGCCTGACGAGCTCTCAAAAAACATTCGAGTATGTCCATGTTATACATGGTTGAATCACCGTGTATCCTGGCTCGTTTCATCATCTCTCGGATCATCTCTTGAGCCTCTGAAAACACGTGTGTGTACAACACCTTTTCTTCTGGGTACATTTCGAGTTCGACATTTTCGAAGTAGCATTCTGGGATGTCATCCTTATTCTTGGTTCGGCGAATGATAAACTTTTCACGCACGGCGTCGAGGCTGCACTGTACATCAATTCGGTCGATACCCAAAAATGTACACAGTGAGACGAAATCATCGACGTCGTTGAACACGGGAGTTCCCGTCACGATCCATTTATACGTGGTATTCATACGCATGGCAGATTTGAAACGCTTTGAACGTCTATTTCTGATCTCGTGAGCTTCGTCGAGAATCACGCGACCCCAATTCACTTTGTGAATGAGTGGGTCATCTTCAGTGAGTAGACTGTATGGACAAACAGTCACGTCGTGACGTTCAAATTCAGATGCGTCTCTTGTTCGTTTGATTCCATCATACACAAAAACACTGAGTTCGGGAGCAAATTTGTGTATCTCGTTTTTCCATTGAGTCACGATAGATTTGGGTACAATCACGAGCGTCGTGTTTGTCTTGTTGCGTTTGATCACGGTCACGAGTTGGGCCGTCTTACCGAGACCCATCTCATCACAGAGGAATCCACCCTTGGGTCCGGACGAAGAATGCTCTCTCTCGAGCATCCAGTTCACGCCCTCTATCTGATGTGGGTAAAGTTCCATTTTGGTTTGATTTAGACATAGGTCGTGATGACTTAGGTAAAGTAACACCATACTTTTTGGGAATTTAAAAACAAAAAATAAAAAAATATTTTTTTCACTTTCTTTTTAAAGAAAAAAGTTTTGAAAAAAATATTTTTTTTTATTTTACTTTTCAAAATTTTACAAAATTCTCGTCATTTGATTTAAAATGGATATACTCTCTACATAAAAAGTTCAAAAAAACATGGTGTTACTTTAGAGTCTTACTCCGTCGATTGATTTGAAATAGATATAATCTCTACATAAATTTTTAAAGTAACACCATACTTTTTGGGAATTTAAAAACAAAAAATAAAAAAATATTTTTTTCACTTTCTTTTTAAAGAAAAAAGTTTTGAAAAAAATATTTTTTTTTATTTTACTTTTCAAAATTATTCGAGAGGAGTCCAATTTGCAAAAAAATCGGTCGCACAATTTTCGGGTCCATCTGGTTCTCCAAACTGAATGATCTTTGTTTTACCATCATCCGATATACCAAAATTTTTCTTTTCACCAGCCTTCATGTATTCCCCCGCGAGCTTAGCATTTTCGTGTTTTATGCAACATACATAGTTTGATTCCTTTTCGAGACCTCTATTATCGAACGTACCCGTTGTACTAAGAATTGTACCAGCGTTTAATGTGATGGAGCCCATGGGTTCGTCGGTACAGTCGGCTGTTTTATACAACGCAATCTTCATATCCTTCGTGGATACCGATTCTGCTTGTGGTTCATCGGAGGACACCTCCATCGTGGTCGTACCACTCGGTGTCGAATCCCGCGTTATGATTTCCATATCAGTTATGATTGGACTCGTTTTCTTTTTGAAGTCCATATTTTTAATTCCGTTACCAACGGCTCTCGCGGCCGTGTAAGATTTCCACATAGAATTTATACACGAAAGTAAAAAACAGAAACCCAGAATTTTCAAAACCGTACCGAAAGTACTGTTCGATTTTTGTTGTATGACAAAAGGCTGTGTACTCATTTATATATAATCAGATAATAATTCACTCATCCCTGTACTCGTCTTCGGAGTCAGACTTAATTTCACACGGAGGCGGTGGTTCATCTTCCTTCTTCTTACGAGCCCTGGTCTTCTTTACGGGTTCTTCTATCCCGTGTTCTCTGTGATACAACACCTTTTGCCAAAATTCTTCCATGACCGGGAAGTATTTCTCAAACCATCCTCTGTCTCGCGGGACGCGCACGACCACGAATTCCTCCGGTTTAGGCCAATTGAAATCTGCATTTTTATATTGTATAAAGTCGCATTCTTCTAAATCTAAAATCTCCATACATAATTGCAATTGAGGCATGTAATGCTTCGGGACCTCTGGTAAAATTTCACGGGACATTGGACACTTGATTTCCACGAGCTTGCCGCTCTCCGTGATACCATCCGGTGATCCACCGAGCCAAGGATATTTTGGGTGTGGTTCGAGACCAATTTCGTGTACGACCTCGTTGTGTCTCTGTTCGTATAGGATACGCGCTTCATCTTCGTATTTGTTCCCATGTTCCGTCGCGGCGTTACCTGTAAACGGTTTCCCCTTACCACACTTTTTGAGAAGAAGATCGAATGGTTTCTCGTATTTGTTTTCACCTATGGCCGTGGCACAGTCACTCGCCGTGAGCATGTTTTTCCTCAAGTCGAGCCATTCTTGCGAACGCTGTTCTGCGTACGTTTTTTTGATGAGCTTCTCGACGTTTGGGTGCATCTTGAGATTTAAACCGTTTTACCTTTTAAGCGGGTAATCCGATGTCTCAATATGCGAGATGTACCCTGCGAAGATACACCCAATCTTTCACACTCGTTTATGAGTGCCTGTTTTGAATATTGTTTAGGGATCGGCCTTCTAAAAAATAGAGTGACAGCCACGAATAATATTGGAATCATTACTAATGTGGATAGAAAAAATATTTCGCGGCATTTTGTTCGGCTTGTTTCTTATTTTTAGCGAATCCTCGTCCAAGTATCACGTTATTCACGTATACGTCGACATAAAATACACCATTATCGTGTGATATGACTCTATAATCTGGAAGTGGGTGTCCGTGAGTCTGACAATACCGCATGAGATGATCCTTATAGTTATCATCCACCATGATGGATCGCATATCGACGAGTTCCGGATTTTCATAAATATTCAGAATGAACCTCTTTGCATGAAGAAGCCCTAAATCCATATATATGGCTCCAATGAAGGCTTCAAATACGTCTTCTAATATCTTCGGATTTTTAAACCACTCGTTTCTCATACCTTTTTCATCCATTTGGATCCATTTGTACATCTCGAGTTTCATCGCAATCTTTGCGAGTGTCTCGCCTCTCACGAGCTTTGTTCTCGCTTTCGTAAGAAAGCCTTCCTTTTGTTGTTCGTACCTATCAAACAAAAATTTTGTGATAACAAATCCCAACACAGAATCACCTATAAATTCCAACGTCTCGAACGAGTCTAAGTTTCCATTTTCTTTTAAAGCCGATTTATGTGTAAAAGCTTTTTGGTACAAATCTATCTTCGATATTTTTGTACCAACAAGGGTTTCGATGGTTTCCCTGTCGATGATCATTTTATAAGTTTAATGGGTATTTTTTTTAAGCCGTTTGTTCGACTTTGGTGTAATGTGGGCTCAAGAACTTTTGGAGGTTCAAGAACGTGACTTGCGTATCCGCAGGTGGTTCAAGAAGATCGCGGAGCTTGTCGTCAAGCACAAGAACGCGACCGTTGTCCGGATGCTTAAGACCCTTTTCAGTAACGTAGGTGTTAATCGCGCGCGTGACGAAGGAACGAGATACAAGCTTTCCTTCTTCGACCCCGAGAAACTCACGAAGCTTTGGAGAAATGGCTTGTTCGCGGTTGAATCCGTTGTTCTTCGCACGAGACGCAGCCTTGGTACCGTCCGGATCGTCTTGCTTGGCCTTAATCTTACGCACAATCTTAGTCAAAGACTTGATTTCGGCGCGGAGGGCAGAGATTTCGGAAATAACAGTTTCAAGAGACATCTTGTTTTATGTCTTACTTAGGTATCACATCTTTAAGCTTGTTGTTCGAATAATATTATGTAACCTAATAATAACATGGATCAAGGTGAATATTCAGAGGGGGTCATAAACAGATTCAGGATGAAAAAGTTATTCCATAACGATCCAACTCTTAAGAGATTCTATGAATCTGATGACGTGTCTCGTTTCAGGGCGAGAATGCACAGGCTTCATAGCGATGAAGACTTCAAAGATTTTGCGAGTGTCATACTCACGGACGCATTGAGATACGAATTGTACGCCATCATAGACGAGCTCACGGAGTTCTTAAATCCAGTCGGTGATTTGATTTTATCCGGTGGGGACGCGGTAAATTCATACTTGGAACCGTCTCAAAGAATCATGACACTCGACATAGACACTAAGTTCGTGCCGAGAATAAAACCGGATGTGAAATTTTTTGGTAAACTCCAAGCCATAAAACTCCTTTTATGGAATAAACTCGGTGAAATATCTAAACGAGTGAATAAACGGTTCGCTAAAGTCGTGTACGATAAACGAGGTAAACCAGGAAAATTCATAGGTCTCGGGTTTTCGAACACAGGCCCTTACGTGACTCGAAGATATACACTCATACCTAAAAGAAAGGATGTAAAGCGAGGTCCAGATACACTCGCTGATATAGAACTATTCACACTGGACATGAAAATTCGTCTATACTCACCTAAATCTGGGCGAATAGAATCGATAAATATGGGTGGCATTCTCGATATCGCATTCATGCGCCCAAAAGAATTTGGGTTCGAAGTCGGAGACGATCAAATTCAAGCACTCGATATATTCAAAATCACAGGTAAATACGTCATCGGTAAGTTTGATAATGTCAAACTCGCATCGAAGCGGTTTCTCATAGAAGATTCATACACGATGCAAAAACTCGGTCTCAGACCACCCGAGAAGAAAGAGAAGGACAGACGAAGAATGATAAAATTAGCAAAACTCATCACACGAAAAAATATACTCCCAAATGAATCCATGGAAAATATAATGAAAAAAGTGGGAATACCACTCACTAAAAAACCAAAGCGCCACACACAATTCAAGAATATCAATCCACGCAAGGCGATAAAAGTAAATCCTAAAAAATACACAAATTTCACGACCACACCCGATTCATCTAAAATATCAAAGCAATACGTACATGGACTTAAAACAACTCAAAATATGGGAAATCTGCAGGGATTTACAAAAACACAATCCGATATGCGTTTCAATATAGAAACCAATAATTGGATCAAGAATACATCGGAATCATATGTTAAAAATGAATTCAACTACAGGCCGAAAAGACCTTTACCCATACCAGAAAAACTCCGATTAGAAGAAACGCTGTATGGTTTCAAACCAGCGAGAGATGCTTGGGTTCCAAGACCTATAATACGCAAGGCTGCAATGATACCATTTGTAGGGGTTAAAGATTTGAAACGTGTATGATATATAACATGATTTACGGAACTCTATCTAAGGGTGAAGATGGACTTTATCACGTCAAAGCACTCACTCAAGACAAAAAGCGTTGCTACGTCCAGGTGAGAAATGCCGTGGTCACCGACGATGCTTCAGGTGAAGTCACATTTGACTTGACCGATGCGACCGGTGTCGAGAACATTGAAAACATTCACGCCAATAACATCGCCGCCGCAAACGAACACAGTGCGACATGGTTTGGCAAACAACTCCCAGAAAAGACCATCACCAAGGTTTACACGAAGGAAGATACACTATCCGCCGATCGAATTTCAGCGACAAAGATTTTCAATTCCAAGAAGGAACTCGTGGGTGAAGACGTCACACTCACCGGTATCAAGTGCTCTATCATGCTCGAATACGCGGGTTTGTGGTTTGCAAAGAAAGCGTTCGGTCCAACTTGGAATTTGGTCCAGGTCAAGATGAATCCGGAACCAGTCCAAGAACCTGAGCCGACCCCAGAGTCGGACCCGGAGCCCGAGCCAGAACCAGAAGTTGAATCATATCCAGACGAAATCGTGATTGAAGACGACGAATAAAAAAATTGTTTTTATATATAAAAAGATGATGAAGATGAAGAAGGTCACCCCTCGCCAAGCGCTCATCGCCCTCGCCATTGCCGTGGTGATCTATCTTATGATCACCAACGGTCGTGCCACGTACAGTGTTAAGGAGAATGAATATGCGATGATCGGTGGCATCGACGCTGTCGGACCAGCCGCGGAAGCCGGTGTCGGTTGTGAAATGAAGGCGGGTACCGGACTCGCCTCGTCCTTGTTGCCACGCGAAGTCGCGCCTCAGGAGGATTTCGGTGAGTTTGCCCCAGATGACATCCTCTCCGGCCAAAACTTCCTCGAACCACGACAACAAACTGGATACCCAGAAAGCATAGGTGGCGCTCTGAGAAATGCCAATCAGCAAATCCGCGCCGATCCACCAAACCCTAAGGAAGCCTTCGTGTGGAACAACTCTACCATCGCGCCAGACACCATGCAACGAAGTTTGTGCGCGTAAACTTAAAGAAATAACGTTTTAGGTATATTATATAATGTCTCAGGTTCCCTCAGACGAACTCTCAAACAGCGTCTCTAAATTGGTTGAATTGAACAAGCAAATTACAGAAGCCAGAGAAGATATCAAAGTTCTCACACAAGCCGAAAAGGCACTCAAGCTACAAGTGAAGAAACTCATGATGGATAACGGTCTCGACGCGATCAATCTCAAGAAGGGTAAAATCTCTGTTCGCAAAAGTGCCAGGAAGACTGGTTTAAATAAGACTACCGTGAAAGAAGGTCTCGTTACATATTTCAATGGAAACGAACAGCAGGCCGAAAGTGTCTTAAAGGCTATACTCGATAGTCTTCCAGTAAAGGAATCCACTTCACTTTCCCTCACGGGCATCAGAGATAAGAAATAATGGTTTGGAATGAATATGCACACGCCGCAGAGCGTATGAGTGATAATGAATATAGTGATGACGACGACGCCACCGTCGAAATGAATAAGCCACTTCACATCGACGATTGGGGTGGTCATTTTGACGATGACTTGTGGTGGATGTGGAAATTAATACAACGCTACCTCAAAGACAGGGCGCTCGATAATCATATCTTAAAACACGCCAAGTATCACGACTTTATTGAATTCTGTTACGATTTTTCAGACAATAGAGCTATAGAATTATAATATATACATAATACAAATATGCTTCCAGATATCACGTCCCAGAAAGTTTCTATCCCCGCCACACTCTTTCTCGCGCTCAGCCCAGGTATTTTGCTTCGCACGGACGGTACAAGTGTTAAGTTCCGCGACGGTCTCACTGGACGCACTGCGGTGTTGTTCCACGCTCTCGTGTTCTTCCTCGTGTACTCGTTGATCGCCAAGGCCATGGGTCTCGTGTTGACCCGAACTGATCTCGTTGTGACCACCGTGCTCTTTTTGGCGTTGAGCCCAGGCATGCTTTTGACGCTTCCACCAGGATCTAAGGGTGTGTTCATGTCTGGACAAACCAGTCCAGCCTCCGCTTTGGTTCACACCGTCGTTTTCGCGCTCGTGTTCGCTCTTTTGCGAAAGCAATTTCCTAAGTACTATTAGGTGACCACCCATGAAATATTTGGTGATTGGTCCAGGTGCCATGGGAATCTTCGCCATGCTCGGACATCTTAAAACAATAGAAAATCGTCTCATCGATGTACAACAAATTTCCGGGGCATCCGCGGGGTCCATACTCGCATTCATGCTCGCGATAGGAAAAACAGTCGATGAGGTGATAGACATATCACTCAGATTAAACATTTCAGATTTAGTAAAGTTGAATTTGAAATGTTTTTTACATAGTTACGGACTCATAGACCTAGACCCACTCCGAAATAAATTTGTCGAAATTTGTGGGTGTGATCCAACGTTTGATGAACTCGAAAAGAAAATATACATATCGGCATTTTGTGTAAACACAGGCAAAACTGAATACTTTTCGGTCGACACACACCCTAATATGAAAGTGTTAGATGCGGTGTGCATGAGCATAGCCATACCATTCGTATTTTCATCAAGAAAATACAACGGAAACACGTACGTCGACGGTGGGACGATTGAATCTTTGCCACTCACGCCATTATTAGATAAAAGTCCACATGAAGTATATTGTATACAGGTAAAGTCAAGTATTAAATACACCGAAAACATAGACAATCCGAGGACATTCGCCGAAAGCATCGTTCGTTCGAGTTTAGAAAACCGATACGTATACGACACATCGAGACACGAAGTGAAAACGATCGACGTGGAGAACATGGATATTTTTGATTTCAATATGTGTTACGAAGACAAAATACGAATGTACATGATGGGTGCTTCGTAATTTTTTATCCGCTTATATCAATATGGACGCGTGTGATCCAGGGATAAATGTTAGGAATCTCAAGAGGCTCGTGAAGCAGAACACGGGTCTCGAGTTAAATCTTACGCGTGAACAGATATGCGATGCATACTCGTCCATCCAGGACGGTAAACTCCCACTTCCACCCATGGTACTTTCTAAAGATGGGAAGTACATGCTAGACAGGAAATCGCCACTGACTGGGTCGGATTTTGAAACCTTATTCCGGGCGTCGTCTACTCTCTCTGAATTGAAGCGTGTCGCGCGTAAAGTTGGTCTCGCGAGTTACGATAAGATGACTAAAGCTGAAATAATCGAAGCCGTGGAGTCGGTTCTTCAATCGAAGAACATTCGCGAACCCATTCGATTGCACATCGCACCCGCGCAAAAAAGAGACATCTCGGTGAATAGCAACAACAATTACCAAAACAACATTAACGTGAATAACGTGAATGGGAACGGTGTGCGCAACAACAACAACAATGTTAATAATATTTCGAATGAGTCTAATAACTTGAACAAAATATCCAACGAATCGAAAAACTTAAACCGCGACGGGAACCGAAACGGGAACCGAAACGGGAACCGAAACGGGAACCGAAACGGGAACGAGAACACACCTCGGCGACCTATGAATGAAACGAGTGCGCGATACGTGAATGCGATGATTCGAAAACCAAACGCGCGAAGAAATGAAGACTTGGCGAGAGCTCTCTCGGCGGCGCGTGACACGGGGAGTGGAAGCACACAAAATTTGAGTCAAATCATCGAAGCGGTTCGCCAGAAGCCATCGACGGACGGTGCGACGGTGGCCATGCTCAATAAACTCATGCGCGCGAAAACGTCTGGTAACTCGAATGCACTCCGACGTGCGATGAAGGAGATCGAGGACCTCAAACGCACGACTCCAGTTACGAACCGAGTGAACGACAAACAAAAGAAAATAGCGGAGCTCGAAAAATACGTAGTAAATAAGGGGGGTAAACTCAATACTCTACGTCGCGTTGCGTTCATGAATGAGGCCCAAAAAAGCATCAAAGCGTACAAGAATGGTACAAACATGTATAACACGGCGAAGACTCGCATCAACGCGGCGTACGAAACCGCGTACAAACCGAGTCTCAGTAAAATGGATCTACTTCAAAAAACAGTAAATACCATAGGAAACATAAAAATAAAGTCGGCTGCAGGTGAAAAATTGAATGTGTTTAAGCAGTCGGGTGGTACCGACACTGGTGCAAGAAACGCCGTGATTAAGTTGAAAAAATTAGACGAAGAGCTCGGTAAAAAAAAAGTAAACCGAGTGTATTTAAACGCGATGAGAGATGAGGCCTTAAAAAACATAAATTCATACAACATCAACAATGGGCTAGCTAAAATTAACACACAAGTTCAACAAGAAAAGAATAAAAGAGGTATTCAGTTCAATGAACTGATTAAAAATGATACATATAAAAACATCCCATCAAATATTAAAAGTGGGTTAAGAAATCAATATGTGTCCGGCGAAAAGAAAATAAACGATATTAAGCGTGATCTTAACATTGCACTCGAAGAAACAGCGGGTGGGTTTAAAGGTTTGGAAAATAAAATACAAATTTTGGAAACCAAACTCAAAAATCGATTGAAAAATTCTGAAGCGGAGAAAAAACAATACATGCGAGAAATGAACGCATTAGCTGGTAACTTGAGAAAACAAAAAGAAAACGCAAACACCGAAATAGAAAGTCTCAGAAACAAATTACAAAAGAATAAAAAATTGTCTAACGGAGAAAAGACGGCTTTGCAAGAACAACTTAACAAAGCCATGAATAATAGAGCCAACATCAATACTCGATTGAAAAATTCTGAAGCGGAGAAAATGCAATACATGCGAGAAATGAATACATTAGCTGGTAACGTGAGAAACATTACCAAACAAAAAGAAAACGCGAACAAAGAAATAGCAAATCTCAGAAACAAATTACAAAAGAATAAAAATTTGTCCAACGGAGAAAAACGGGCTTTGGAAGAACAACTCAAAAACGCCATGAATAATAGAGCCAACATCAATAAACGATTGACAAAATCTGAATCAGAGAAAAATCAATACATGCGAGAAATGTATACATTAGCTGGTAACGTGAGAAACATTACCAAACAAAAAGAAAACGCGAACGCACAAATCACCGCAAAAAACCAAGAAATAAACCAAATAAAGAAAAATATGGCGGCGGCGGGAAGTATGAGTATGGCGCAAAAGGAAAAACTTAGACAAAATCTAGAGAAAGCACAAAAGGAAAAAGCTGAAATGAAGATGGAATCTGACATGTGGCATACACGTTTACTTAATGAACAAGAAAAACTCCGCAAAACTCAAATCGAACGGGAAAGTTTTAGAATTAACGCCACTAGAGCTGCACGTGAGCGTAACAATTTGAAACAAAAAAGAAACGTAAACCTGAAAAATATGAATGTAATGCGCGAACAATTGGGTAATCTGAAGGTTAATAGAAATGGGTTAGCAGCCGAAGCTCAACGAAGGAAGAATGCATTAAATGAGGCAGCGGCAAAAGAAGCTGAAATCACCAAAAAACTTGGTGAAAGCAACGCATCTATAAACGAACTCACCGCACAACGTGACGAGTTATTGGAAAAGGGTAAATTAAACGCAGCCGAAAAGGCAAAGTTACAGCGGATAAGAAATGAATTGAACGCCGAACGAAATGCAAAAAATAATGAAATAAACCGACTCAAAACTTTATCTAACAATAGGGAAGATGCATTAAAAGAAATATCTACAAAATTAAACGTAGCTACTAGAAAATTAAATAGGAGTATGGCTCTCATTAGTACCCAAGAAGAGAGCCTAAAGGCTAAAAATAAGAACTTAAAAGCAAGACAAAACCAAGTGGGTGAACTTTATGAAGAACAGAAAGGATTGGAAAAATTAATTGAGACACTCAAAAAACAAGCGACTCAAACGAACGAACAAATTCAACAACAAACCGAAAACCTCGCGACCAGCGCTAGTGAAATAAACCGCCTTCAAAAGCAACTTACTAATGCTACCGAAGCGCGGGCTCGCAATATCCAAAATATGCAAATGCGACACGCAGAAAATATAGGAGCCGCCACTGCCCAAATAGAAGAATTAACGAAAAAAGTACAAGAACGCAATGCGATTATACAGAGATCTAAAGTGGTCGGCAAGTGGCAAGGTACCGCTGTTCGTGGACTCGGTACACAATTGAGAAACACCCGAACCAACCTTACTAGAGCCCAAAAAGAAATTGGTGTCGCGCGAGGTGTTGTAAGTGGACTCCAACGCCAGAGACAGAATCTTCAGGGACAAAGAAACACACTTTTCGGCAAACTCACACAGGTCAGAGGTCAGAGACAGAATCTTCGGGCTCAACGAAACAATTTACAAAGTGCAATGACAGGAAATCAAACGACTTTACTCGACGCACGATCTCAAATTGGGAAGCTTCAAAGTGAAAGAAATGCTACGAGAGGTCAATTGAAAACCGCGCAAGGTAGACTCACGGGTGTACAGGGGAAATTAAACCTCACACAGGGTCAATTAAGGCAAACTCAACAAAATGTGGGTGGTCTCAAAAATATCAAATATAGACAAAATGTATACGCTTTAGTTAATATCAAGAACATCAATGGCAAACATGTGATAAAAGGTGGGTTCATTCCGGGAGCTGAACGAAGAAAGCTCAAAGATGAAATCATGAATCCAAAAACTACTATTAATCGATTAAGACAAATAGAAATAGGCATAAGAAATAGAAAATACGGTGCGAACAGAGTCGCGAGAGAAAAACGTAATGTGAACGAAGGAGGTAATGGGCGATTTAATTTTATAGCGCGCGATCGGGGTACTCAAACGCGGGCACCACCGCGCCCAAACACTCTTGGTGCTCAAACACAATTATAATCTAACCCATACTATATGTCTACATATACCCAAGAACCCTGTGAATTCATTTACCGTGTCTCTTCCTTAGAAAAGGTTGTCGATGGTGACACGATAGATGTCACCATCGACCTCGGTTTCGATGTTTGTACCAAACAAAGAGTGCGTTTGCTCGGCATCGATACTCCTGAATCTCGTACACGCGATTTGGAAGAAAAGAAATTTGGACTTCTTTCTAAGAAGAAACTCAAGGAATGGTGTCTCAAGGCCGTGGAATCTGAGAAGGATGATATAGAGATCGAACTCAGATGCCGGGAAAAGGATTCGCGTGGCAAATTTGGTCGCATTTTAGCGGAAGTGTGGGTCGGCGAAGATGGTCACTGGACGAATGTGAATAAGTGGATGTGTGACGAAGGCTACGCTGTTCCATATGTCGGCCAAAACAAGGCTGACGTCGAGGCGCTTCACATGGCAAACCGCGAAAAGTTACGCGCTACCGGCCTCGCCATTTAGATTCTCTGATCCATAGGGTGCATATCCACTTTTCACCGGAAATAACGGGTGTACCCCCGTGTAAAGCCTTTTTATTCATTCGCCCCCGTGTGTCGAGTGTATCGAATTCCAAGGCGTGACCTTTAGACAATTTATATGTTTTACCCAAAACAGGAAAACTAGTAGAACCACCCTCGTAATCGTCGTTTAGTGCGAACATGATGGTGGACACCCTCTTATTTTCGTGTTTACAATCGGCATCTTGGTGAGGTCTATAAAATCCACCCGGTTTATATCGAACGACTTGAAAATTTTCACATCTATTCACCTGTTCCGGTTTCACAAATCTAAGAATTATTTCTTTGAGCTTAGGATCTCGCTCAAAATCTAAAAATGTAGACTCACTTTTTCTCTCCGATTTGTCTATGTGTCTGGTATCTCCGAGGGTGGAATCTTTGAGTAAAGGTAGCGCTTTCTCTCTGATGTAATCACACTCTTCGTGAGATATAGCATTGATTTGCACACGAGGGTGCCTATATGTAGGGGTGGTAAATACGATGACAATCGTAAGGACAAATACAAATAAAAGCCAGTTCATGTATTAGTTATTTTACAGTTAGATAAATATGTAGCGCGGAACTACACAGTTGTATCTCTGTCTAATATTGGTAATGATTTCATTCGTATATTTAGATAAATGAATCGCGGTTTCTAATATCTCATCTTCCTTTTGTGGGTCGATCATCCACTGTCGTAGTAAGTCACCACCCGTGTCAACAAACATCTGGTATATGTGTTGTATATCTCTGACTTTACTGTTGTATTTATCTCTTCGTTGAAGTTCGCGTTTCAACTGGTCTTCTGAGATTGCATTCATGAGATATTCAACTCTGAGACTGAGATTACTATCATACGTGAATCCATATTTATACGCCAATTGATATTCCGCAGTTCCCACGACGTGATTCAATTGTAAAATACGAGGTGGTGCATTATTTTCTAATAATTCCCCGTATACGGGTCTACCCCCACACGGTATGTCACCGTGTTCTCTCGACTTAGATTTAAACTCAAAATAGTGTGGGTTGTGTATTCGTCCCTTTTCTACATTTCCAGTCCTCCAATCGAACGCAGTTTGACACGTCGTGCACCACATCTGTGCGCACCCATCTATCTTGTGAATCATGGTTGAACATTTCGGGCACGGTTTTGTGTCTCGGTTGATGAGTTTCATCGTTTTCACCAACTGTGGATCACACGCATGACCATCATTACACTCTTCGTTGCATTGTTCACAAAATGAACGGGAGCATATACCACACTTCCATAGTTCATCGAGAAATCCTCTGCACTCTGGATGGGGACACCCCCTCGTAAATTTGACTGACTGTTCCGCATCGTCTAAAGGTAGATTTCGTAATTCATTAATTCGGTCGTTTATATATTTAAACGATTGCTCTGCAAATATACACATCGTGAGGTAATGATCGACCCATTTACCACCCGTTTGGGATGTGTAGTGATATCTTCTTCTCGCTTTGACGTACATGTCTGAGATTTCTTGGCGCAGTCTATAAAGTTCTCGGCGCTTCAATATTCTCTGAACGTGCGGTTGAGTTTCGGGTAGACGAATGAGCTCGCGTTCAAATAATAATTGTTCGCGGCGTTTTTTATAGTCGACATTTCTAAAACGCTTCGTACAAAACGTATCTATAAACTCCCGGTTGTGATCATTTTTACAACTCATACAGTGGGGTTCTTCTGAAGTGGATAATAGATAGGTTTGACAACATTCTCTGCATGATTCGAAATCACAAAAAGGGCAACATACTTTTTTGTGATTTGTTTTATTAAAACGTTCACAGCACACGCCACACGTCGTCATGTACTTTTAGGGCTTTTTTTCTTTAAACTACTGGGTCGAGACGCAGGTTTCCCTGAGAGAATACGTTTGACTTCATTGAACAATTTTACGTATACAGGCTTACCGTGATTCTTTTCTCGAATGACGAATTGTTCATAAATCTTGATCTCTTTGTTGAGTGTACTCTTTCCCGCGTTAATCGCTTGACGAGATTGACGGACGAGTGCATCGATGCCCTTCTTGAAACGAGGACTCGACGCGGTTGTTATGTTCCTGACATCGACGAATGGGACTGGAGACATCTTACATTGTGTTAAGAAATAATTTCTACTGAGATGATCTATTCCCCCCACAAGTAACTAAATGACTTAGAAGATGAAATACGTACATTCTTGAATGGCCAAATGTGCCACATTTTACTTAAAAGTAAGAGACATTTAAAAACGATGATAGAAGACCTAGCTAAACAGATATATTCTCAACTGGGACCTGGGTACAGTGAGAGAGTATATCACAATGCCATGGAGGTACTTCTTCGTTCGAAAGGTATTCCGTATGAATCTGAGAGAATCATCCCCATCCCATTCGAGGGGCACGTGATCGGTAATTTGCGAGCCGATATTATTATAAATAAGGAAACCGTGCTCGAATTTAAGACTATCAAAACCTTAAATGAGTCGGCTGAGGTACAGGGTCATAATTATCTTCGCTTGACTGGGTTGAAGACTGCGTATCTGATAAACTTTCCTCCGTTTCAGAATCGGGAGGTTGAGGTGCGGCGTATCGCATCGCAATGATGTAAGGGAACACGCGGGTGAGTTCTTTGTATATATCGAATGTTTCATCGTAGTATTTTTTAGGATCTTTCATTTCCACGTCTAGGATGTGTTGTGCTTTGTTCATGTAAAATTTTGCCTCATCTATACAAAACTGTTCGTAAACATTCATTTACGAATACAACAATTGTTGTCTTTATATGGTTGGTATAAATTCCCAATGTAGATCGTTACATATGAGTTTCCATATGACGTCTTGTTGATATAACTTTTCTTTGCTTTTGAGTAGTGGAAAATATTGTAGATACGAATCTTCACTCAAAAGTTCACAAAATTTATATAACACGTAAGAATAACTCAAAAAATTGCGCCGATGTGAGGGACAATTATCATCGAATGGTTTTTGTATGTCCTTGAACATGATTCTAAGTCGTTCTTCTAATTCTTGAGGCATGTTAGGGGGTTTCACACCACTCAATATGTTTGTAATGTAAGGCACGTGTTCGTAGTACTTGTTCATTTTCAACTTTTTCAAAAGTGCGCGCACGCGTGCGTGTGTGATCTCTTCCAACGTTTTGATCTTTATCTTTTTGAGTTCGTTCCTAAGTTGGTCCATGACCTCTGTCGGTATGTTCGTGGTTTCCTGCGCTTGAAATTGTGAGAGCCACTCGTTGAAGTGATTTTCTCTTTTGTATGAATAATTTACAATTTTTTCAGACGTCTCTTGCTCCTCTCTGTATGTGAGTTCTTCGCTTATCAAGCATGCGAGCACTGCACCACACCCGTCACACACGAGTTCACTCGTATCCGAAAAATGAAATATATTGCTATTCTCACACGTTTCACATTTGTCACTTTTCTTGATTATCTTTTTATCGACTGTTATATTCTCTACGTCCGATAGATATTCATTAAATATATCCTTTCTCTGTAACCCAGATGTAACCTTACAATTAAAGACGTTATCTGTGCTCACTTCTATGTCTACCTCTTCCGTGTATTGTTTCATATATGGCATACATTTGATGATATAATCTGACATGTCTTGTTCACATTCACCACGCTTCGATGGATCTTCATCTATTAGTTGCTTCCATGCGTCTATTTTGTTGTTATATCGACTCAAAAAATTTCCCTCCATATAATTAGTTAGAATGCTACGCAATCTTTTAACTACCGTAATTATATGGGTTTACGATACTTATAAAAATTTTGTATCCATTCCCGATCACAGGATACAACACGCATTCATGGAATATTTCACAAATAACAAAAAATCGTGTGACGTGGACGATCCCTTTTGGAAAAGTGAAGCCGATAAATGGGATGGCCTCTTTGATGAACATTACGTAGCGCTCGATGATACGAGTTATCAGGTGGGGGATGTACCAGAGCGTGTCGAAAAGGCGATCATTCGAATCAAATACTGGTACAATGATAAGTTGTACAAGTATTTAACATACGACACGAAACACGAATGGCCACCTAAACAGGGGAAGGATATAGTATTCAATGTACCACTCGTATCAGCTCATTTAGTAGACGCGGACGATAAACCCGTAAAGGATATATTGGGCAAAGTGAAACGGTACGCGGGTCCTCGAGGTGATTTTCATGGTGAAAAGGTGAAGATAAGTGACATGTTATATTACGATATGGATACACTAAAAACTATGTACCCCGCCATAAAATTACGGAATATTTTCGGTAAAGTCAAAACTGTGAGTACAATCACCGGCTATGTTACTGATCTTTTTGTTCTTTAGTGGCGAGATAGAATTTAAGATCGCCGAGATTGGCGACGTTATATTTAAGAATCAAAAAACGATTTAATTCTTCTTGCATGATCTGCACAGTAGAACACATACTGGTCGCTTTAGTAAATATATTCATGTACCGAAGAGAATACATACCCGAAATATCCGGACTCTCTTCCGTACACTGAATCTCGGTCTCTTGATTTGCAAAGTCACCCTCGCATTTTAAACGAAACATGTGTCCGTCGCGCGTGATTTCTATATCACCGCCGATGTTGTACATATCTCTACATATTCTCTGAAAGTCAACAGATGGCATCGGTGTTATCGTGGTCATATTCATTTCGGGTACCTCTATTTGATTTTCGTTTATATCGAGCAGTTTGAGTGCAAATTTAGTGCACGTCTTCTTAGTTTCATTGTGAATTTCGATGTCCATGTACTCCCTAGATTTTATAGACATGATGAGAACATCATTATTCGTTATTGATTTGAGAAGTTTGAACGTATTCGTCACGTTTATTCCGGCGACGATTTCATTTTCGCAGGAATATTCCTCAAAGTTATCCGCCGCGAGAAACATATCAACGAGCGATGTGCGCGCGGTGTCTAACGTCGTGATGTAAAGCCCGGATGGTTTGAAATATATGTTTACGTCATTGAGTATATCTTTAAGAACCTCAAATGTTGATTTTATAGCACTCGCCTGGATTGTAGCGAGTTTCATCATACCTGTATCTTACGAGTCTTATTTCTTTATGTTATTACTATACGTCTGGGATACATCTCGGTTTATCTTTTCTTCAAGTTCTGGTGTCATCGCGGGCTGAAGTGTGCGCCCGTAATCATCGAGACCAAATATATCGGAATTCGACTGGCCGTCTAAAGTCGTCATGGAACATCCACCGAATCCACACGAATCGACGTCGTTGTTAGGCAGTAGCGACTCGAGCCAGTTTTTTATTTCATTGCCGATGAGAAATTTACCATTCTTCGTCAACATCGTCGGCACGCGCGTTATTTTGTGTGCATACTGCGGTGGAATACCTCGCTCGTTTATGTTATGATAATTCACGAGCTGTGCGAGCTGGGGTTGTCTCTTAATGAAATCGATAATGTCTAGACTGTGACTACACCGTGGACTGTATATCAGCAGCGACATTTAAAATACCGCGGTAAAAATTTGTCGTAAAAAGGGCGCACCCATTATATTAATTCTCTGTGTAATGTAATGAAAAATAAGGTCATCATTCCCATACGATCAAATGGTAAGTTAAGTAAACACGGATACGAAGACGTGCGTGAAAAATCGGAGCTCGCGAGACATCGCGCGCTCGGAAAGTTCATTCGCGCGGGGGAACCACCACTCAGTGTTTTTCGGCGTCTTAACGTGCTCATGATATTATTTAGAACCACGAATCCCAAATTATCTAAAATTTTTAAGGCGGATCGCGACTGGGTAAAGAAAACGTACATGTGATTTATATGAACGATCCACTTTTCTGGAGTTTTTTTCAAAATTTTTATGCGTGTATATTAATAATGATTCCAAGGTGGGTATCGTTACTCGCATTGATTGTGCTCGTGCTTTTCCTGATGTCCAGGCGAACAGAGATGTTCACGACTAAAGATGCGACATCCGACGTAGACGAAGGTGTTCTCGATTTGTCCGCATACGAACGACTGGAAAACGTTAAAGTTTCAAACAGCGTGATGGAACAAATCGTGCTTTCGGTAAACAAACGCATCCAGGAACTGACGGGTCTTTGTACATACATCATAGACACACACGAAGTTCGTAAATACAAACACAAACAAACCGGTGATGAAGTGTATCGATGCCGTTTCATGGTGCTTAAACACGGTGGATTTCCATACGCGTTCGCCGTGACTTCTGATGTTCGGATCATGAATGACCCAGATCGTGTGAACTGGAACGATTTCAACATGCAAGCCACGCTTCGAACACTCGGTGTGTCCCAGAGCGATGTCGATTCAGCGATGATAGATGCCCCCATCGAATTCATCGATGAAGAGACGGGTAAAGTTGATGTGACTAAGCTCATCATCGCCAAATACATGAAAGAAGTGAGTAAAGCGAACCCCCTCGTCGTCGTCATATCTCTCAGAACACAACCCATCGATGTGAACAAGCCCACGGACACTAAAATGTTCACCACCGACAAAGATATACGCGAATTCGAAGATTTTGATAAAATTCGCGAGAACCACATTAACTACATAAAAAGCAAGCCCATCATCGAAAAACAAATACTCACATCCACAGAAATGTACGACCGCCCAAAAATTCTCGAAAATAATTAATTGATTTAATCTAATGATCAGTGTCGATGAATTGTCAAAGATATCTGAAAAACGGAACAAATTACGAAAAGAAACGTATGTGAAAATATACGAACAGATATCAAAGAAAATCAGGCAAAGTGCAGAATTCGGAAATAAATTTTTACTCGTATCCATACCGTCATTCGTGGTTGGTTTCCCAGCGTTCGATAGACTCAAAGCCGTGCATTACATAAAACGCCAACTCGATCTGGGTGGGTTTTACACCAGACTCGTCGGAGACTACGAAATATATGTATCGTGGACGTACAAAAAGAAAACGAATAAATCTGAAAAACATGAATCGATCGAAGAATTCGGTGATTTTCCTTCATTCGTCAATCTGAAGAAAGTTGCTAATAAATACAGGGTAAATGCGGGAAAAGGCTCGTAAAAAAATTTCACTCTATCATAAATGGATAATCTCAACGTACTCGTGGAAGCTAAACGCGAGTATCTGGGACAATTGTCTCATCTGATGTGTCCAGTTATGATCGAAACATTTGATAAAATATTTGAAGAGGCGTACACCATGTCTAAGGGTAGAAAGGTGTTGATCATGTTTCAAAAGCTACTCAAGGAAGTTCCGAATTGGAACGAGGGTATGTCTAAGCAGCACACCGATAACATCGCAAATAGGTGTGCGTGGTTTAATGATCTCCTCGCCGCGGTGTTCGTGAGTTGTGTGAAGATTCTTTCGTCGGTCCGACTCGGGAAGGATAATAAAAAGATATCGCTCAAATTGCCGACGAATGAGACGTTCATACAGACGTGTTACAATAACATCGCGAAGGATATCTACAAAGATCCATACATCTTTACCGAAAGTCAGAACGAACACGCGAGAGATGAACAACTGTTCCAACGATTCAGTGCCGTGATCGAGGCGTCCGTTCGAGAACTCATTCCAGTACAACAAATACTGCAAACATACATGTCGAATGAAAATGAAGACATCGATGTCGGGGGTGAAGCGACCGACGCAGAAGACCCAGAATTTGTCGACGACTACACTCACCCAGAACCAGAACCGGAAGCTGAACCCGAAATGCAGGAAGAATCCGAACCCATGGGTATGGAACCGGAATCCAGTGAAATTCAACAGCCAGAACCCGAACAATCTCCGTTTGATAATGAATTTAAGACCATATCTACTCAACCAGTTCAACCCATGGAAGAACCCGAAGAGGAGGATGAAGAACCCGTCCTATTCCCAGACGCATCTGAAACCCGCGCAAAAAAAGTTGGCTATAATTAAATGGAGTTCGAAGACTATCTGAGAGATCCAGCGTGGGCCGCCATCATAGCAGGTATCATCACGGCGGGATACATTCACATTAAATCCAAGCTCAACAACGAAGGTAAACTCCCAGCGAGTGCTTATTCCAAACCCGCATTTTTGAACGCGATTCTCGTTTTTTTCATAGTATCAAATGGTATAGGTGGTAAGGAAACCATATCGACAGAACCATTCGCTTAAAGACAAAGTGAGTATAGAACATAGTAAATATGAGTTCTGTGAATGCTTTCAATGATATGATGGGTCAATTTCTTGCGGAACTTCACAAGACGTTTCCAGAAGAAAAGGGTATCAAGAAGTGTATGTCCGGGTTTGAAATTATGCGAACCTCCAATCCACGCCTCGTCGTAGATGGGTTCATGGCGAGCGTGACTCCGTTCGCCGAGCAGATTTCTTCGAAGGATGATGCATTCTTTCTCAATGAAGCTAAAAATCTTGATTTCTTGAAAGATGTGAAGATTGAGGAAAAGTGGGCGTCTATCTCGAATCAGACAAAGGAGGCCGTGTGGCAATATGTCCAGACGCTCTACATGCTCGGCACGACGATCAGTTCTATCCCAGCGGACACTCTCTCTATGATTGAAAAGGTCGCGAAGGAGTGCGCCGACAAACTCGAAGGTCAAGACGGTGGAATCGATGAAGCCGCACTCATGAAGACCATGCAGGGTATGCTAGGGGGTATCTTGAAAAAATAAAACTAATATATATTAAATGAGCTCTTGGTTTAGAGACCCAAAGCAACTCGTTGATGATAAAAAAATCCTTGAATTTTGGCCCACCAACATACAGACCTCAGCACAGCGCGTCAATGCCGGCTCGAGATTTATTATTTATGCGGCGTGCATCCATTATCTCATCAAACGGGACGTCAGAATTTTCGTTCTCGCGGCGACCGCATTGGGAGTTCTTTATGTTATGGATCGGTCGGGTATGGTGAAAGAGTGTGCAACGTGGGGCGTTGAACGTTACGAGACTATAGGCGATGCGTGTCAATTGCCAACGATGGATAATCCAATGGCAAATGTTCTCATGGGTGATGAACCAAACAGGTTACCAGCGTGTAAGTATGAAACCGTAAAGGCTGATGTCGACGCATTCATTGTGGGTGACACCCCATTCGGACCGGCTCGATCCCGATCGACACTCCCAATGTATCAACAAAACGCACTCGCGAGGCAATTTGTGTCCGGTCCAGTGACCACGATTCCAGGTGATCAGACCAAATTTGCTGAATATCTTTATGGTAAGAAGGGTGCACCCATGTGCAAGAGTGACGGATCAATGTGTGACCCAAATGCACGTGGGGTCCAACTCGAAGCTTTCGCCGGTCTCGATCCAAATGGGGATGCGAGAAGAACCGCCACTAGACCACGCTCGACATAAATAAATCTCACGTAATAATAAAATGGCTTACCAATTGCAGCCGGGTCTTAAGTTGGTTCAAAATCCAGCCGTTCCAGTAAACTGTGCGACGGAAGAGGTCTTTGTGTATCCTCAGCCCAGTACGTTGAATAATGGGTCATCTCGACCAAACACTATGTTGTATGGGACCGCACCTTTCATGGCTGGAAAGGGTGCACCAGCGGAATTCATAGAAACGAGCGATCAACTTCGCCCACAATCCACTTCTCGATTTAACAAAGTGCTCGCCAAAACGTACGAACAAAACTTATTCCCACTTCAAAATATGGAATGCAAAATTCCACTTCGTAGCATAGGGTATGAACCAATGAGTACTCGATCCGAACTACAAAATGGTTTGTTTAATCAAAGATACTTAAATAAAAATATCAATAAGAAATAAGAATGGCTGATCCCATATCTGTCGCAGCTATCGCGGGGCTTGTCTACGCGGGTCGTAAGTTGAGTCAGCCAAAGGAGACTTATTTGATATCGCCAGCACCAACTCCAGCACAATTAGTCGTGAGTCCCAGTGTTGAACTTGTTAGAGAACGTCCAATTGAAAATTTAAAACCAACCAAGGTTCCCGTCGATAACATGGCGGTCGTCGCACCACAATTTAGATCGAGTGGCGAAGAAGTCCTCGAAATGAGAAACCGCATGAATGATTACAATCGAATGAATAACGTTTCTCCAGTGGAAAAGCGACTCGTGGGACCGGGTCTCGGCGTCGACCCAAATGTCGCGAGTTACGGTGGTTACCAACAGCTTTTGCGTGTAAACCCAGAAAACGTTGGTGCTTACAGAATGACCACACTCCCCGGTAGATCTGGCCCCGCGCAAGACGTGAGTGGTGGTCGACGCGGCATCGCGGGTGAGGTGGCACACAATAGACCCGAAAAGACGGCTTTCTTGCCGGAGCGCCTCCCGATGACGTTTGGACGTGCACAAGGCATGTCTGGTCGCACCCCGCGTGGTGAACACGAACGCACGAAGCGCACGACGAATCGTGCGGAGACTGGCTTACGAACGGATACACTCAACGTAGCCCCGGCGAAGCGATTCATTTCCGCGAACACAGTGTCCCAGGATCCAACCAGAAACAAGAAAGATGGCAACATGGAGCAATACCAATACACAAACCAACCACAACCAGGTATTCACAGTTACGCACATGGTTATCTCGCTTCACCAGAAGTATCGATCGGTGGAAGCCGTGCGTACACGACCGAAGAGTTGGCCAATTATGGTTTCAGACCGGATGAACGTCGTGGTAAAGCGAATCGTGCAGCGAACCCGGGTAGAATGAATGTTCGCGCCGGTCCATTGAACCAAGGTGGTATGGTCACGAGTGTTCGAAGCGACACGACCCGGGTCGATGGTCGTGTGAATCCTCAAGCGGGTGGGTGGACGCAGCAGTACACGAACACAGCCTTCCATGATCTCAATTCATACAAGGGAAATGCGAATCCACACGCTTCTCAGGCGAGTCTGGGTGTTGCGAAACGTCAACTTTTGAATAATCCTTACGCACACCACTTGTGTTAAATTTGGTCGAAAATCAGAGTAATACACTCATTAAAATATTGTCCATGTATTTTAATGAAGGTCCATACCTTAGACATAGATAGTGGTGACCGTGATCCGATCGCGTATCCAACACCAGGTGATTATGTCATACACCTCAAAAATCCCGTATACGATGTGTCTAAGATATCACTCGTGTCCGCTCGGATTCATAATAGTCAGTTGTTAATACACGAAAGGAATAATACCTTTACGATAAACACGTCATCTACGAGCGAAATTGTCTCGATTCCAACTGGAAACTACGACGGCACCGACTTAGCGAGTAACGTCTTGCAATCTTCTACGATTATCACCGGTGCGACGTACGCACCCACTACGAATGACATAACATTCACCGCGGCGAGTGATTTTACATTCGCATTCTATGGAGGTGAAAATGGATACACGTCGTCCGCTATGTATACGACGCCTCACGATATACTTGGTTTGCCTGCAAATAATGTACATTCGACGGGTAATTCACTCAAAACTGGAAGTGTAAATCTACAAGGGGTGGATGCATTCGTTTTAAAGTTAAGTAGTGGTTCGGATGAATTTAACAAGACTATATATTCAGACACACCGTTTTACACTGGGCGAATACTCGCGTGTGGAGACGTCGTGAATTATTCTGGTTCCGACGATACACTCGAACACAACTTTGATTCCGGGAAACAGCAAACGATCACGAGTATACGGGTACAATTCTTTTACAGTAGCAATGGGCGTCTCATACCGTACGATTTCAGAAACGCAAATCACGTGTTAAAACTCGCACTCACGTGTTCGACTGATAAACTTGAAAATGTGGCTAAAATAGAACGGGATTATTCACTCCCGCCACCCGTGTACATACCCGAATTTGAGGATGTACAGAGATGGGATGCTTTTGTATCCATCTTTTTGATAGTATTGGTCGGAGTCGTGATGCTTTTGGTATCCAAGAAACAATCTTAACGAGTGACCGCGTAGATTGGTTGCGCTGGCTTTTGGACACGAGCCGACATACGAGAGACACCGAGGTAGACCACGATGGACAACAAAGTGGTGAACAGCGCCGTGAGGGTGTAGTTCATACCACCGTTCTTGTTGACCTTGACGACCTGGTTAACCAACCAGCGGACGAGGTCCATCCAAGAGAGGGCCGCGGCGAAGGAAAACCCGGCGACGATGGCATTCAAGGATTGCGATTCGAGTTCTTGGCTCACGAGTGTGATGGTTTCGGCAGCGGTTGACATATTTTATATATTACCATTAGAAAAAATTATTCCGAAACGAGTTCCTCTATGAATAGGATTTTTTTGTATTCTTTGGCCTGATATCCCTTTGCTTTAGAGACGCCACCCTTCTTAGATTCATCTTCTTCATCTTCTTCGTCTGAATCATCATCTGATTCCGATTCGCCGACTCTAAATTTTTTATATTCAGTATCCGTCCATCCTTCGGGCTCAGTGTCCATTACTATCGATTGCATTTTTTAAAAGTTGTTCTGACGGATTCATGGGAACCCACGAATCCCACAAATCATAGGATTCGTTTATCTTGTTCATTCCGACGTCATCACCTGAATATCGAGTGAAATCACCCTCACATTCCTCTAAAATTTCGATATCATCTTCGTCATCCTCATCGTCGTCGTATATTTCTGGGAAATATGAACCAATTTTTTGACCGACCTCATGCATCGCGCAATACTTCATCGCGTATTCCACGTCTTTCATGAGAATCGCACTTCTTCCACACGCCTTCGAGTATTCACACGCGAGTAACATGGCTCGTTCGAGTACAGGCATCAGTATGTTTGACATCGCCTGCATGTATTCTTCTGTTTGTGGGCTGTCCGCTGATGTAGAATCGAAACCTGTCTTCATTATGTATTAAATAATAAATTTGCAGTTCCGTTCTCCACGCGGAGTATATTGTAACTTTGCGCGTAGACTCTAAGTTGCTTGTCTACTATGTTTGGGTAGTCAAAGAGACCTATTTTTAGTGTTTGGTTCTTTATGACCGAAAAATTAAGTTGCCCCGTTGGATACCATCGTTCCGGTTCTAAGGCGAAACTGTACATGTAAAAGCGTCGTAGCAAAGGTGTTCTGGAGTGATGCTTAGACGGTTGAATCGCTCGAATGTGCACGACATTACCCGTCACTTCATCGATGACGGTATCGCCGTCGAGATCCAAGTCTATGTATTTAACTTGCTCGCTATTCGTGAAAAATGTGTGATTGTCTATGTTCGTGACCGATGAATATTGATAGGGCGTCACGAAATCATTCTCTACATTTGGGTTTTTGTCGAGTTTATCCTGTACGACAAAAAACAACTCCTTTACCGAGTTCGTGAAATCCAATTGAACCGCGTGTACGTTACTTTGTTGTAGTGCGTCGTATTTACCGTCTCCACTTTTCAATTCAAACGTATTCATTTGCGTCTGTGTGATCACGTAGTCCACGCGTTTCGGTGTTTTCTTATCTTGTAAAGATATCATCTCCAATGCGAGATTCAACTTCTTGATGAGTCCCGTGGGATTTTGACCGATGTAATAACTTCTGCTATACGCATCGATGGAGTTATTTATTGTAAAAATGCAATCTTCCGCCTTTCTAAATTTAATCACCACCTCGACTTCTTGTTTCGTGATGGCGTGAAGTGGGATGGCTAATTCCGGGTATCCGTGAAAGTAAAATGGGATGTCGACTCTGTATGAAGTATCTAATTTAGAACTCGCCACTCTGTCGTCTCGTATTTCTTTGAAGTAGTCGGTGTATACCGGAAAGTTCTTATTTGGTTTACCCACGAGCTTGTTGAGTGCCGCTTGTTTCGATTGCGTGACGTAGAGTTCCGAATGAATAGCGAACATATCCGATGGTACTCGTTGAATGAGTGTACCACCTATATACAGATCCGCGTATTCTATCATGGCTTGCGCTATCGATTCACAGTACGTCACGTGGTCACGTGCACCGGGTAGATTTTGATCTATCGCCCCGAGTGTCATTTTCACACTCAAACCTTTTATCAAGTCACCTTGGTTTTGTGGAATAACACATCGTAGTTCTTCGTCAAACTCCGGGTGACCATCGAAATCTAGATCTTCGTAAAATCTGGCATAATTCGAGTGTTTTTTGAAGTTCTTTATGAAATAAGTATATTCTGGATCGTCGGTGAACAATCTGTCCTGTGGACCCACGGTTTCTAATTGAATCCTACCGGCCATTACTAATATTACCCTCTAAAATTTTAACCCAGCGATACCGCCGCTGACTCGAAGTACGTTATAATTCGATGCATACACGTGAAGTGTGTGTGCGTGCGCGTCATTCGTACCATCGAGTTCAACTTCGAGAAGTTTGTGTATGACACGGCTCATGTTTACTTGTCCGGTTGGGTAATGTACTTCTGGTTTCATAGAAAACGTGTATACACCGAATTCGTTATCCGCGTCGATCGAATTCGTGTAATGCTTCAACGGCTGTTCGGCTGAGAGCATGAGATTATCTGCATTTATGATTTCGTGATTGTTGAATTTTAAAAGTACCCGCTTTATGGGCACGTGTGCGCGAGTCACATCGCTTTTGGCGATGAAAAAGAGTGTTTTCACTGGATGTTTAAAATTTATCATGACGGATTTCTTTGAAACACCCGGATCCATCTTTATTTCCGCGAGTTGAGTTTGTGTTATCACGTATTCGATGGGTCTCGTGAGTATAAAGTTCTTCTCTTCTCTCGTGATGTATACGAGATCGCCGTAGAGACTCATATTTCTTAATTTCACGTCACACGTGATGGATGTATTTGAATACACACCTGTATTTACATCGTATTCAACCGTGAGTTCGTTCACGGGTTTAAATTTAACCTTTATTTCGATCATCTGTACATCTAACCCACACACCGGAATGGCGAGACTTGGATGTCTATTAAAATAAAAGGGTAATTGGACTCTGTATTTTTGAAAGTCCGTGTATTGTTCATACGTCGCGTCGTTGATGATCGGATAACTGTTATGAAGCGTCGTCGCGACGAGTGTAAAGTCTGAATCGTTTTGTGTATACATTAATTGATTATACATGTATATGTAATCACCCGTGATGCGCTGAATTGTCTGCCCACCTATGAGGAGGTCTGCATATTTTATCATTTTAGTGGGTGTCGATTTGTCCCACCGTATTTGTTTGACGTTTAGCGTCATCGCGTACGAATTGTCGCTCTTCAAACGTATTCGACTGTTCGCATAATTACCTTGTATGTTAACCTGAATGTTCAAAGTAATTCTATAATTACCCGGTGTCACTTCCTCGTGCACGACGTCATTCACACCGACGTTAACGACTTCAAATTCGTCCGTGCTCTCGAACACGTATTGTATACCCTGGTATACGTTAAGACTCGTGGTCGAGTCACCGTCGAGATCGAGTGCGCCGACCGTGGAACCCTGTGTGAGTGTAAACGAACGGTTATTTTCGGCGAGTGGTTTAGGTGGGGGTAAGTCCACGTTAATAGTCGCACTCTTTAACAAGTCACCCGAATTAGTCGGTATGAATGCAGTCGTTTCGTTTCCGTATTCTTCGAAGCGCTCAAATGGGATTTCAATTTGTTCAAAAGCAAACTTTGTGTGGCGTCTAAATCGACTAAGAAAGTGTGAATATTGTGGTTGTTCGGTAAACCATCTGTCCTGGATTCCCTTGGTGGCGAGCGTTAAACGACCCGACATTCCTATTATTTGTGAGTAAAATTTTGTGAAATAAAACGATACACTATTTTAGAATGAACATTCAGTTGCGAAAATTCAATCCAGAGAAGATGGAAGATGATAGAATATGTGTCTTCATAGGAAAACGTAACACTGGTAAGTCGACATTAGTGAAAGACATCATGTATTACAAAAAACACATACCAGCTGGTATAGTGCTTTCCGGCACAGAAGAGGGTAATCATTTTTATGGAAATTTTGTGCCAGATGTGTGCGTCTACGGTGATTACGACGGAGAGGCGGTCGATCGTGTATTATCCAGGCAGAGAAAACTCGTCGGCACCAAGGGTAAAAACAGAACGAACGGGGCATTCATGCTTCTCGACGATTGTATGTATGACTCGAAATTTCTTAAAGAAACCAGGATACGTCAGTGTTTCATGAACGGAAGGCACTTTAACGTGTTTTTTATGCTCACCATGCAATACGTCATGGACTTACCCCCAGCGTTGCGCGCTAACGTAGATTATGTATTCATACTCAGAGAAAACATCATACAGAACAGAGAAAAACTCTATAAATCTTTCTTTGGTATATTTCCATCGTTCGACATGTTTTGTAAGGTGATGGATGCGTGCACAGAAAATTACGAGTGTCTCGTCTTGGATAACACGGTGAAAAGCAACAAAATAACGGATTGTGTTTTTTGGTACAAGGCTAAGATTAGAAACGGGTTCAGGGTGGGGAGTCCGCAGTTGTGGAACATGCACAAAAAAACATACAATCCAAAGTACCTGGAACAGCAGGAGGCCGACGCAAAAAATGCAACTAAGAAAACACGTCTCACCGTGACGAAACGTAAAACTTAATCGCGTCACTCACGCATTTCAAAAAAATCAACATACATAAATGTCTACCGACGTGCGGACGTTGAATCTTTCCGAAAATGATGATGGTATGGTTCCTCTGACGACATCATTCGTGCAAAACAATCAACACGAAAAAAATGTGAGTCAAAATAAAGAAATGACCATGGATTCCACGCCGATATCCGATATCATGGGACACCCAGAAATGCCACTCGAACCACCTATGATGGAATCCGACCCACGGGTTCAACAGCCCGTGGTCATGCAACAGCCCATGGTCATGCAACAGCAGCAACAGCAACAGCCACAAATGGCGGTACAAACTAAAAATCCATTCAACCTTACTGATGAGCAGATGCAAGCCGTCGTCGTCGCGGCGTGTACTGCGGCTGCCATTAGTAAGCCTGTTCAGGAAAAGCTCGCCAATTACGTGCCCCAGTTCTTGAATGAACAGGGACATCGAAGCATGGTCGGCCTCGCGGCCACTGGTGGGGTGGCGGCGGCTATCTTCTACGTTCTCAAGCGATACGCTTAATACATCAAACGATATATATACCTACTGCCACCATTGAATATGTTGGCACCAACTAACCCGACGATAAACGCGGGTATCAACAGCGCCAAAGAATTTCCGGTGCTGTTGATATCCTTACCGAACGAGTTCATGTCTTCTCGCACCTTTGGTATCGACACTATAAATATAGACGCAAACGCGTAGGCGATCCCACACGCCAAGAACATGAATTTGTGATCCACACCCAAATTATTCAATTTTATGTATCGAGCGTACCCACCGCGCGCGATCAAATTCAACGTCAATGGAATCAATCCGAGTATGAGCGCGGACGTGATCCATGGTTTTTGGCGTTCGTTCGTCTTTTCTGCGAGAACTGGGCTCATCATGATGACGATGACCGCAACCCACATGAAAAGGAAAGTAAAGAGGCTTCTATTCATATTATGTTATACCTACATTATTTATCCTGAATGTGCTTACCACAAAATTTAGTCTTTTCTGGTATCTCTTGGTATATACCTATGGCGACACACATTGACTTGAGTTTATCGTATTTATCCCAATAACTTGAACTGTGTTCGTACTCATCGACACACCCGTGTGCGAGTTCGTGAATCAACACGTGCATGATTTCATTGGTTTCACCGTCTATACACAAACCTATCTCGTGTCCTTTGTTGATGTTGTATCCAACGCTTCCTTGCTGCGGCCTGTGATGCGCGGTTATGGGTATTTCGTGTACGAGGTGTGCAAATTCTGGATCACCCGAATCATGTATGTGTCGCCTTAAAATTGTATATCGTTCTTTCACGGCGCGTAACTTCTCTGGCTCTTTCGTGTTGATGAATATGAATATGTTTATGATTAAAAGTACCAGTGTGAGTATCATCTCCTATATACAAAGATAAATTTAGAGTAGAGTTCTGAAATGGGGTTCCCCGAGAGTGGTTCCCACGAGTGAAGTCTAAATCCTATTTTTTCTAAACGAGTGACTAATATATCGCGGTGTGCTATGGGTTCCGTCTTTGCACCGTCTTGGTAATACGGTGTTTCTTCTAGGTGCACGAACAACTTCTCACCAAATCCACCGTGACTCGAGGATTTCATGAGAAAGAAACTCTCCTTGCCATATTTGAGTGGAGTCTTGAATATGATTTGATTTGAATCGGGTATGATGCCGATCAATTTCCCACCGGGTTTCATGCGCCTAGATATCTCGCGCGTCGTGTTTCTGAAGAGGTCTTCACTCGCGAATATGTAGTGAAGTGAAAAATTGTAACACACGACATCGTGCTTACGGTTTGGTGTAGACATCACGTCTCCAAGATAAAAATTCACGCGCATCTTGAAAGTCTTCGCCCTAGATTTGGCTTCCTCCAGTGCATCCTCGAGTGGTTCACACGCACTGAGATTCACTTTACACTGTTTATATTTTCCGAGATCTCCACCGAACCCACACCCCACGTCTAACACGGCGTCACCTTCCCTACATATTCTCTGTATGAGTTCCCGCTTCTCCGCGTTATGGTGTCTCCGTATCTCGTCCATTAAAATAATTAATATTTTTATATTGTTCGTTTGACTTAGGTATCACTCGTGGTAAAGACGGGTCTTTTCTTTATGTGTATGTTTTGTACATGCTATGTGGAAGGCATTTAAAGTAACACCATACTTTTTGGGAATTTAAAAACAAAAAATAAAAAAATATTTTTTTCACTTTCTTTTTAAAGAAAAAAGTTTTGAAAAAAATATTTTTTTTTATTTTACTTTTCAAAATTTTACA